CCGGGGAGTGGTCTATCCTCAATAACGGTACAAGCGGGTCCGCGACACCATCTTATACCTCGACGCCTTCGGCTCAGGCCTACTACCTCGGCACCACGCAGGCGACATCAGCTGGTAAAACAGGCCTTCATTCGCCTGCCACGAACGCTGTTGCTCTCGAAGCTAATGGGAATGATGCTCTGTATGTGACTGCCTCCAGCAAAGTAGGGATTAACAATACAACACCCGCAGATTATCTGGATGTCGGCGGAGCCATCGGCATCACGTCAACCTCGGCTGCGCCGGTAAACGGCCTTTCCTCACCCACTGCAAATGCACTGCTTTTATCCACAAGTGGGTCTGGAGCAGTGGCAATCGGGAACGACGGTGGCGTAACCATTGGCTCTCCGACCGGTGGCGACAAAGGCCCTGGAACTCTTAATCTTCCAACCCTCTATGTGAACGGCTCCGTTCTCTCAACCGGCTTTACGAGCTGCACGCAAGTGACCGGCGCGGGCTCGTCAACTGACACCGCCACCTGCGCGGGCGGATATACGCTTTCTGGATGTGGCTGTAATCCCAACGGCAACACATGCATTGGTGCATGGGATAGCGGCTCGAACGTCTGCACAGCAAAAAGTGGTGGTGGTTCCGTCAATGCAGTTGCCACATGTTGTCACTAAAGGCCGCGCGCGACGGTTTCGCGCCAAGAAGAAGGAGACGAAGCATGAAGAAACTTCTGGTGTTGAGTGTAGTTGCCCTATTGGCGTTTGCACCCCTGAAATCTGAAGCTCAGGTTGTGTATCCACCTGATTATTACGCTGGCGTGGCTGGCTCAGGCGGCCCCGCATTCTTGCCATTTGTGGGGTTCCTCGGCTTAGCATTCGCAGTTGAATATATGAACGCCGCCGGCATAGAGTTCCCGCTCTGCGGCCTCGCTGGTCTTAAATGCTACGATGATGATGGGTATCCCCAGCCGGTGCATAAAGACGGCGTATAACCCGGAGCAAACGGAGATTGAACGGGCTCAAGTATATCTATATAATGCGGCAGGGTTACTAGGCCCTTCCACGGCTGATTGCGCAGTCGATCTTCATCGAGGAAGTCGTCATGCGCATTCTTCTCGGCCTCTTGTGTCTTTTCGTGTGCGCGCCCGCCTTGGCGGCGGCTTATGTGTCTCCTCTCGCACTCCCGAGCGGCAATCTATCCACCACCATAGCGTCGACTGGAACTTTCCAGACTATTCAGGTCAAGAACGGCGCCCGCAGTGGCTGCGCTATCCAAAATCAAGGCACGAATACTAGCACGGATACGATGTGGGTTTATTTCGACGCCACGAACAGCGCCAATTGTTCTGCGGCGACAAAAGCAGGGTCATTTACGCTCATCCCCGGCCAGTCGATGAATTGCAACGTCGGAACAATTGTTCTGAACGACGAAGTTTGCATCACAGGCACATCCGGGGACGCTTTTGCTGCCAATTTCCAATAGGGGATTTCCATGAGAGCCTTACTCGCCACATTTGCGCTCCTGGCAGGGCTAGGTTTTGCGGCAACGGCTGATGCCCAGACGGTTGGTCCTTCTCCGGGAGGAGGTGGGGGTGGTTCGGGATCTGTAACAAGCCTTACGGCAGGAACAGGCCTGTCCGCTTCTCCCGCCACAATCACCACAACTGGCTCATATTCGTTATTGAATGCGACAACCACGAGGTTGGGTGGCGTTGTTGTCGGCAGCGGTCTCGCGGTTTCAAATACTGGCGTTCTAAGCGCAACATCCTCGGGCGGAGGTTCTCTTGCCGTTACGGCCACAAGCGGCAACACAAACTTTCAGCCGTTATTCTCAACCGGAACCGGGGCATCCGTTAGTACGATCTATGTCGATCCTGCTTCGCCCCTTACCTACAACCCATCGACCGGCCTCCTGAGTTCGCTCGGCCTTACATCAACGTCACTAACGGTCAATGGCAACGCCTCGCTCTCCGGCACGACCACGCTCGGCACGGCTCAGATTGGCGCTGGTAATGCCACGCTGACCACACTCACGGCCACCACAGTCACGGGCGCAACGATCAACGGCTCGAACGCCAGCCTGACGGGCACGACCACGCTTAGCTCGGCTCAGATCCTTGGCGGCAATGCGCTGGTTACGACAATCACAAGCACAACGGATAATACGACAACTCTCAAAGCGACGAATGCCGCTATTTCCGGAACGACGACAACCGGGAATTTAACAGTGACTGGCACTTGTGTTGGCTGCGGCGCAGCGTTCACGCCCGTGCTTCAGCCTCTCAGTGTTACCACAACCGACACAAGCGGAACGGTCTTTCCCTATACATATTTCGACAGCACAGCGACGGGCGCAGTTGCGGTTGGTTCTCCGAGCTGGGGAACGGCAGCCAGCATGACGACCACGGCAAGTCTTCGCTACCGCTTCAAGATGCCGCCAACTCTTCCTGCCACAGGAACCCTCAATCTCTGTACGCTTCAACAAGCGAATGCCACTAGCGGCGCGGTCAAATACACCGTGAGCGATGCTGACATTGCCGTCAACAATACCGCAAGCGTGGGCGCAACTGTCTTTAACTCGGAAACCGGGACAAGCATCACTTGGACCGCGGCTGACAACTATGTGCAGACATGCACACCTCTGACTGCAACCCCGGTCGCTGATCATATCATTGCGGGAGCTGTAACCTTCACGCCTTCTGGCTACACGCTGGCGCAAATACTCTCGACGAATCTGATAATGGAATGGCGTTAACTATGACCATCGACTTTACTAAAACGGGCCAGCTTCTTGATGACTTTCTGTTCGTGCAAACGAACGCGACTGCGCACGTTCAATCGACTGATCTTGTATCCTTCGCTGAAATCCTCGATCAAAATCTCCCGCTTGGGACTACTGATCCAACTCCGTTTATTGCAGCAATCAAGGCTGGTTTGACAGGCGAACTAGCGTCGCTTTCATCAGATCAGATTGCAGCCGCAGCAAGCTGGTTCCTTCCTTACCGTGAGCCGCCGCCTGCGCCTGCTCCGACTGAGGGGCCTGCGCCATGAAGCGTTTCCTAATCCTCGCTTTGATATTGTGTCTAGTGCCAGCCTCGGCTTGGGCGGCGCGTGCCTTCGTTACCAACAGCCAAAATATATCCTCTTCCGGGCTAACCGCACCATCGGCAGGAACGATTTCTGTATGGATTAGACCGAACTGGAACTCAGGCGATAGCTCGGTTCGTGAGTTCTGGACATTTGGGACAACCTTCGAACCTTCTTGCCAAAGATTTAGCGATAACAAAATTTATTGTGGATTCGTTAGCCCGGAAAACCGCGTAATAGTTTCTGATACTGGCGTATTTACAAGCGGGAAATGGGTAAATTTAGTTTTTACTTATTCCTCTGCAGGCGAGACGGTTTATGCAAATGCCGTTTCCGTAGGCACTCACGGCGCATTTACTCCCAATCCAACAGCTAATTATAGAATAGGTCAACTAACGGGAAGTTCTCAGACGGTAAATGCGGGAATGGCAGAATTTGCAGTATGGAACCGCGTTCTTTCAGCCAATGAAATCACGGCTGTTGCACAAGGCTCCAGTCCTTTGGAGGTAAGCCCTACAAGTCTGCTGGTTTACACCCCTCTCCTTGGAATCGGAACTGCCGAGCCTGATTGGGGGCCATCACATTACGCGCAAACCGTGAACGGTAGTCCGGCATTTCAGGCTCATGCCCCCGTCCAACCTTACCCCCAAGTGAGGTACGGGCAATGAAGCTCGCCCTCTTCCTCATCAGCCTCGCCGTTTTCATAGCCATGATTTTTGAGGCTGTCGCGCTTATTCCCAATCTTCGCCTTGTCTGTGTCAAGGAAGGCACTAAAAACACATGTCAGATTGCTTTGGCTAACGGATGGTAAAAATGGCAAAACGGCAGCAAGTCGAAGATGCCAGCGGCAAGAAATGGGGCCTCGATAAGAAGGTTGGCCCGGCGACCTTCATCAATTTCACACAGCTTGTAGCCGTAATCTGGTTCGGCTCGGCATTTTACACCCAAGTTAATGCCGACAGGGCTCGGACCGATGAGCGGTTCGCGTCCTTTAGCGAGTCCCGCAAGGCTCAGGACGATCACATCGATAAAATGCAGACAATTCAACAAAACATGCTGCTCACAATGACGAAAATGGGCGATCAGCAAGAGGCGACTACAGAGGCCCTGAGGGATATCAGGGAGTTACTGAGGAAGGGAAAGTGATTGCGGCTATTGTACGCAACTAGCAATTGTGCATATAATCTTTATGCGGAGCGACCATGAGCGGCCTTGACTGGAAAAACATCAATCTAACTGCACTCGTGAAATCCAACGTTGTGCGTGGGAATGTTGTCGGATTTGTTTGTGCGGGCTTTGTCGCCTATTCCCTGATGAGTGGCCATCAGGTTGACCCAAATTCTCAGCAGCAGATCGCGCAAGGCGTAAACCAGGCAGCCGATGGAGCGCTTTCAATCATAAACGGTGTTGCGGCCATAATGGCTGTCCTGGCGCCAGTCTACAGTTTTGTTCACCGACTTATCGCTCAGCCGGAAACCGTGGCTGTCATCGTTCCGAAGAAGCCCGATCAACCCACATCTTAGAAAGCGAAATCCTATGAGCATCGAACTTATCCTGCAAGACATTAAGAACCTCGATGCTGCTGGTGTTGAGAAGCGTTTGACGGATTGGTGGAGCGGGATGCCTGTATGGCTCCGCGATTTCGTTGCCAAGGCTAAAACAGCAGAAGGTGCGATTTTAACTGGCTTGGTCGAAACCGCAGCCGTCGATGTAGCCGCTGGCGGATTTACGACGGCCTCGTTCGTAGCTGCTGGCAAGGATGTCTATGCCAAGGCACAAGCTCAGGAATTGGCCTTTTCGCAGCAAGAGGTAATGTCGGCATTGAACCTCGCTGCAAACGCCCTAAAGCCCGCAGCAAGCCCTACGCCAGATGCATCTGCCACTCCGGCTGGCACTCCGTGAATGCCGCCGCTGGCTACATTCGCACTTGAGACTGCGATCCCTCTGCTCCTGCAGTTAGCGAAGGACAAGGGTGTTATCAACGAAGCCCAAAAGCTTGAGTTTGAAGCCCTTGCTGCCACTGAAGACTTTCTCGGTAGTCTGAAGGCCGAATACACCTATCCCGACTCCAAGAACGGCGGCGCGGGATGAAAACAACCATAACAGAACAAATCCTGATTGGCGCATTGGCGTTGGTTCTTCTCATCACCCTCGGCGCGTATTTCCGCGAGTCCTTCAAGACTGCTGTTCACAATTTCGAACAACCTAATGACGGCGGGGTGCAGTAACCTCAGGCGGTGAACGTGCGGTATCTTACTTGCGCATTGGTCATAATTATCTTGGTGGTCGTTCCACCGCGCAGCCGTGTGGTCGAACCGTCAAAATGCTTAGGTTACATTTCCGGCATGTGTTTGGATGATGGCGCGGTGCCTGAAGAACAGACCCTCATTCAGACTGACGGGAGTGAGCTATGAGTAGCAAGCTCTCGGGTCGAGTTTGCTGGGGAGCGATTGTTCTTCTGGTGGTTATCGTGATTTTGCTGATACGGAGCATCGATTGAAATGCCAGCGAGAACCAAGAAAGTATCATTTTTCGAGGCTGCACTTTGGTTCGCCTTCCTGATTGGCGGCGGCTTCATTTTAAAATGGCTCATCGATGGCTGATGTTTTCTCGAATGCCCACAAGGCCAATGCCCGTGCCGCCGAGAAAAAGCAGGTAGAGGACGCCAAGGCCGCAGCCAAGCAAGTGACAGATAAGAAGCTGTTGGATGGCATGAAGCCGAAATTCAACGACATTCCCAAGTACAGATTTAAGGACGCGTTTAAGTTTGGAGGCCCCATTTGAAAACCGGCGGTGCCCGTGGGCATTTCATCAAGCCTGTTGTAGAGGCCCTTGAGAGCGCCGGGTATGTTTTGGCAAGACGAAGCACGAGCCATTTCATATTCAAGGCCCCTGATCGTCCATGCATCACAGTCCCACAAATATTAGACAGCGTTAATGTCGCAAAGAAAATTGCCAAAGCAGCCGGGATAACCCTCGATGCCTGAGGCTCAGATCATCTCCCTCGCTGATGTGCGTGCTGCTCATCAGCTTGTAACAGTTCGCCGGAGCGAAACCGTCATCCCCAACCCGCAAGAGAAAATCAAAACTGCGGCAGATATGTGGCTCTGTGACAGTGTGCTTGCCGCAGCCGAAGAGACGATGCGCCGCCTATTGGTCACAGATAAGCCCCTTGAGCCGAACGAACGCGCCCGCCTCATGCGAGCCTCGGCAGCACTACTCATTCAACCGGAGGCATGAATGGGAAAGACGTTATGACGCCAGAACGCGAACAACTGGATTTGCGCATAGCAGTAGACGCCGACATTCTCGATCTAGTGCAGCATGAGATTACGAATATGCGAGCGCATCTTATTATGAACCACACGCCATTTAACCCAACACGGCAGCACCAGCTTTTTCAGGCGCTTCGACTATTGCAGGGAGTAGAGCCATGACACTTGCAAACAATGAATTTATGGGTGCGCCGCTCCCAAAGGAAACGCCAACACCGCCGCCCATGACGGCAGCGCGTTTCAGGTATCTCTCTTCGCTGATCGGAAACGGCGAGATTTCACAGGGCATGAAGCACGCAACGCTTGAGCGGCGCGGTGCCGGGAAAGAACCGCTAAAGCCTTTCCACCCAATCGCCCGCAGCGCCCTTCCCAAACTCAACTCGCTAGAAGGATAACCGCTATGAAAACGAAATTCTGGAAGTCTGTCCGTGAAGTCGTCAATCTTTTTGTTAAATCCGAGTTGCCGCCAATCCGGGTTGCGCCAAGGCTACCGGCAGATATTCGAGGGCATCTAGCGCGGCAGATGAGGTTGACACCATGAACCCCGACCGCGCCGCAATGCTGCTCTCTTTTAAGGAAGAAAGCGAAATCCTGACCAAACGCCAAATCATGGATCGCGCCTTCGTCCGCAATGAATATCTGTTTGCCAACATGGTCGAGCAAAAGCTTATTGCGTCCTTGCCGTGGCGTCCCGGAAGCGTTCCGAGAGAGTACGTCTTGACGCCATTAGGGAAAGACCGGCGCGACCTAGTGAATGCTGCTGAGAACTTGACGCATGGCTAAAAAGAGCAAGGACATACAGAAGATTTTCCGCATTCTTTCCGAGGGACAGACCAAAACCGAGCGCAAGAACGCCAAGGAGTTCTTCAAGAAGGTGTTTGGCAAACGGGCGGGGGAGTTGAAAAGATGAAAGACGAAACGCTTCCAAGAGGCATCCGACTTTCCAACCCCGGAAACATCAGGATCAGCGCAGCACCGTGGCTGGGCAAGATCGTCCCATCTTCAGATGACCAGTTCGAGGAGTTTTCAAATGTCAAATATGGCGTCCGGGCCGCAGCCCGCATCTTCCTCGAATATAGTCTGTCTCACGGCCTATCGACGGTCGCGCAATATATCAACCGCTGGGCACCCCCTGCGGATGCCAACCCCACCAACGCCTATGCAAATTTTGTCGCTGCAGATTGCGGTGTCGATCCAAATAATCAATACAATGTGCAAGATTCTGGAAACTTGGCCAAGCTTCTCGCCAGTGTCTTCCGCTTCGAAAACGGGGGAGATTACGTGAGCGGGGCCGACATAGAGGCCGGGGTCGAGATGGCGATTGGATTGACGGCATGACCGAGCGCTGCGTCGCCACCACCTCCAAGGGGACACCCTGCAAGCGCCAACCCCGCCGCGACGGCCTCTGTCTTCAGCACGAGCGCATCTGGAGCCAGAAGGCAGAGCCGATGCGGGATTGCGGGCATTATCGGGATTTTCTGCGGTGTTAGTTTAATCCCATTGTTAGTGGGAATGTTCCTTATCTTGTGCCCGAACCCGGCACAGTCTATGCGGTCTATGCGCTGCATGCGGGGAAAGAATGGCGGAAATAAGCCAGATATTGGTGCCGGGTGAGGGAATCGAACCCACGTTGGCGGTTTACAAAACCTCAGGCGTATCAATGGCTTAGATCAGTAAGTTCGTTGTCTACATCTACTAGTTTTCGAAGTCATCATAGCCCGAATTCCCCCCTCTGTGCTGGCTAGTGTCAAAGTCCGTCTGTTAGACGATGTGCTTCCAGCGCTGGCCATTCGCTATCAAGGAAACATTCGTCCTATGGATGCCGAACTTTTTGGCAATGTCCTTACATTCCGCGCCCGCTGCCCGCAGCCGCCTTATTTCAACGATTTGTGAGGCTACCAGTTTGGCCCTGTGGTTCTTTTCGCCCGAAACCCATTCTCCATGGTTTCCTCCACGGGCTACTCGTCCCTTCGAAACCATATCCCTCATGTTGTCGAACCCGCTGCCGAGGAACAGATGATCCGGGTTTACGCAAGGTGGATTGTCGCACTTATGGCAGACCATTTTATCAGGTGGACATGATCCATGTGTGAGCGCGTAAGAAATGCGTTGAGAGAAATACTGTTGTTTATCAACATAAAATCGACCATATCCAGTTGGCCAAGTGCCTGAGGTCCAAAGCCAGCAGTCACCCCCTTTATCAACGCAAGACCAAAACCGATCTATTATATGTTGATCTAGAGGTGTAGGGATTGGGCGGGCTCGCCATGGTCGTAGTTTCTTGGCCGTCATGCCCCATGAGATTACAATACTCTATACTACTTTGGCAATACTCTCATACTTCCCCACCCACTGCCCGCTTGGCAACCCTGATCGCATATAATCTGTCCGCTCTGGCCGCAATGGCCTCGCCATGGGCTTGGGCAGAAGCTTGACCAGCCGGAGCGGCAGGGGCCGTAGCCGCATCCTTGCTGTCCAATAGCACCTGCCGACCACGAGCCTCCGACGGCATTCTAGTTTCTCCGGCTTGGGTGCCGGTTTTGGGTTACGGTTGCTTCTGTCGCTCAGCCGCTGCTTGCAGAATTTCCTTCAGTGCTGCTTTGCCTTCTGGGCTTCCCTCACGACCATTGATTGCTTCCATGAGGTAGAACGCGCCTTTCACACATTGAGCATCGATGGTGGCTTCCGGGTCTGGCACGCGATAGCCTTGCTCGTCGGCCTTCTCTCCATCATCGGCAAGGCAATTCTCACATTTCCAACCGAATGGTTTATCCTTGTCCCATGCGCCATCTATGGTGTCGTCGCTGTCAACCCAAACACCACAGGATTTGCAGCAAACGCAACTCATGACCGCACCGATTTCTGAACGTGTTCGGGATGCTCTTTGACCATCAGGCCGCTATCAAGCTCCACGAGAAACTTGCCGTAGCTGGTGCTGTCGGGCGCGTCTGCATCCTTTGTGATGATGAGAAGATCGCGGATCACGCCAGCTTGGCGGCTGTGGCTGATAAACACCCGGTCGCCAACCTCCACCATGTGATGAAACTTGATCTTGCTGGCGATGCGCCGTTTCCGCGCTTCTGCGGCAAGGTCGATCACAGGATTGTGCAGCGCTGCTTCTGTGCGGTCTAGGGCGTTCATCATCACGTCGATGGCGTCTGTCATGAGGTTTCTCCTCTTGCTTAGTTGGCCTTGCGGCGAATCACTTGATTGATATTACGATATCATATATATTCGAACAGTCAACAATTAAATATGATGGTATAACATGGATACCGAGACTAGTAAGACCCTCTCAGTTATTGTGCCTCTGGCGCTGTATAAGAAGGGCGAGGAGAAGGCCAAAGCCAAGGGCTTCGAAAACATCTCCCAATTCGTCCGCGCACTCCTACGGCAGGCCACAAAATGAGTGGTAGAGTTGGCCCGAAGCCGAGACATTCATCATACGTCGTCTATTGTGCTCGTCGGTCGGTTACTGGCCAATTTTATATCGGGTGCTACCCGAAAAATACACTTCCTGTTGGTTATAGGGGAAGCGGTATATGGCCGCTTCTGATGTCAATCGTTAAAGTCAGACTGGAACGCCATATTCTTTTAGAGGTCGTTGGCATGAAACAAGCGCGTCGATTGGAATCGACTCTCATCAAGCAATCATCTAGTGACCCGCTGTGCATGAACGCAAACTCTCCGGGAGTTCACAGCCGCAAAATACCTAACCTGTTGTTGGGCTTAACGAAGAAACAGGTTCAAGCCGCCCGTAATAGCTATATGCGATTGAACGTAAGGACGCATACGCAATCGACTTGATCTCACTCATTCGGGCAGTGCCTCGCTGCAATCGCTCGTCCACCCACCATGGCTGTAATGTGTCACAGGCTGCGCACCTTGAGCCGAGCAGGTGCCGCGCATGGTGTCGTTGTAATCGCCGTAAACGCTGGTCTGGCCGGAGCAGGCAATCAGAGCTAGCAGGAGGATGAATGCCAACCTCATTGCCCTAGCCTCTGCCAGAAATTCAGGGCTGAGACGATGGCGGCTGTTCCCCCGATCCCACCGGCCACAATCCACAGGAATAGGACGAATGCCCCGCAAACGAATATCAACTCGCCAATGTCGTCTCGCCAATCTCTGCTGCGCCTCTCATGTTGAACATCCTGACGAAGGGATTTGGTAGTCGCCTTGATTTTGGCCTTCGTCCGCTTCTGGCTTTCCTTGCTGGAGAACCGTCCGTTGTCGCGGAGCTGGGTTTTCCAGTGGGGCGTGCGATCAGGACTGACGGTTGGCTGCTCCTCAGGAATTTCTTTGAAAGCGGGATTTCGCCGCAAGGCATCCTCGATGTCGAGTTGCTGAAAATGCCGGGTGACTTTCCCAGCCTTAACCTTGAATGTCCGCTCCTCGGTAGTTTCCGTCATAGCCAGCCGTCAATTCTGCTGATCGTTGCAACAAATGGGTTTCCTCATTCGTGAGGTCGCGCTTGAGTGTTGTGAGAACAAGCGCGAGGAAAGCTGACTGGACGAAGGCTTCGTATTCTTCGAAAGCGTCATCCAGTCTGCTTTGATGGATATATCCGTCTGCCGTAGGTTGCATTTTATCCTCCCTTTGAAAAGCTGCCGTTCGAAATACTTCTGCACTGCTAAATCGGTTAGGAATTTCTCTGCTTCATATAATGAAGTAAGGTCAATATTAAGTTGGTGAAGGCGGCGCGGAATGAGAGAGACGATCATACCGGCCTCGCATGCATGACGATCCAACACCACAGAGCGATCGGGATTGCGAATATGGCGATGAAGCCAATTATGCCTTCGATGGTTTTCTTATTCATGGTCGTTTCCCGTCCATCCAATCAATGATCTTATCTCGTGCGGCTGCGGATGGCATTAGGCCGCGCTCGATCTTAGAAATTTCTGGCTGAGTAAGACCGATATCACGAGCAAGTTCCTTTTGTTCCTGCCCGGATATGAACCGATGTGCCTTCAATATTTGTGCATATTTGTGTTGCATAGGGCATATATTATGCTATAATTATGAACAGTCAATGAAGATGATGTAGTATCCAAACAAAAAGCAATATTATTGCCGAATACGGCAGAAAGCCTTGGCTTACATGGATATCTTGCCTGCCCGCATTCGATCCTCCGAGGTCGCCCGCATTACCAGCTTATCGACCCGCCAAATTCAGAACATGGCCACATCTGGGAAAATACCGGGTGCTGGAAAAATCGGAGGCGTGTGGACATTCGACCCTCTCCAGATTAGTGCATGGGTTCGCAAAGCGGAACGCGAGGCATGTCGAAGGCCAGTGGGCACCTTTACAAGCGCGGCGACGTATACTGGGGCCGTGTCCGACTTGCCGGGCGCGAGCATCGACGTTCTCTTCGAACGGCTGATAAGAAAGAGGCCACGCTCCGGCTCAAGGGCTGGAGCAAAACACTTGAACGGGCCGAGATAGGCGCTCCCGACTGGGTCTTATGACCGCATGTCCGCCGCAGAATGGGCACTGCTTTAACGCAAGTTGTGTCATGTTACCCTCTTGTTCCATGCCTCAGCGGCATCACCGAAGCTGTGAAGAGAATCAATCACCGCAAAGCAGTTCATGCAAAATATCTGATGGACCTTTCCGTTTCCACCTGACCGGAATTTCTTCGTTTCAGTTGAAAGCGCAGGCGTTCCATTGCAGAACGGGCACCGCTTAAGCGACTTCGCTACTTCTAACTGTTGGCATTTACATTCAACCGACTTGTTCGCATCCATGTTAATTTCACCACACTTGGTGCAGCGAGACCAAGTTATGCCGTCTCCCGACTTTGGCATTTCCCAAACACAGTTCGGGTCAGGCGGAGAATCGACCAAGGCTATGTGAGTGACCTTCGTGGTTTGTGGATTGTTCATGCGAACCTCAGCGGATGACCGTCAGGATCAATTAAAACGCTCGGCCCATTTTCTTTGGAGACCTGGATCACCGTCATATCATCCATCGTCGCTGTCGCCGCGATAAATTCTCCGCAAGCATCCTCTTTCCAGCAAAGTTTTCGGAAGTCACCGAGGGAAAGCTGCATAAGTTCTGGCCCATCGACCTTGAACATATCATCGAGCATGGCATCAACTCGATCTATTGTGGTTTGTGAATCAGGCTTGGACACGGACAAACCTCGTATTCCAGTGGTTGGCAATTTCCTCCGGCGTCTCGCTGCGCATCGTGTGGAACGAAACATTGGCCCGGCAACCCATTTCGATGCAGGAGACGCCGGACGCCACGCCTGAGCTGTAATTCCAATGAGCATCACCACCACAGAACGGACATCGGCTCAGGTTGGGTAGAGTCCGCTTTGGGTCAAATTCGATCATGCCGTTGCTCTCCTCCGTGCCGTCTTGTCGCGAAGCTGCTCGATAAGGGCGGTAGCTGCTGCTGACGGGTTTCGCTCTCCGCGCTCCCATCGACTGACCATCTGCCGTGCTGCTGCCGAACGAGCCGATTTTATGCCAAGCCTCTCCAGAAATTCTGGCTGTGACAGGTCCAGGGAAAGCCGCAGGGCACGTATCTCGCGTGGCCTCATCTCGCGGCCTCCACGCACACACACCGGCTCAGGCAGGTTTGCTTGATGTCTGCGTATAGGTCGTGGGACTTGATCGTGCCTTTGACCTGATAGGTTTTGCCAGTATCGAGGCGCTCCCGCGACGACTTCCACTTCATGACGTTGCCATGGTCATCGCGGAAAAGGTGGATGTGAGACATGCCGTAGTGACCAATGATGTCGATGATCTTCTCGACCGTCAGGTTGAATCGATCCCGGCTGCCGACTTCCCCAACGTGGCGGCTTTCTTCCGCCATCTTCTTGCGGGCAGCAACGATGCCAATCTCGCGTTGGTAGGCAGACACGAGCGAAACCGCGAGACCGGAAATCCTTCCGGAGATGATGATCTTCTGCGCGATTGAGCGGAGGTTAAGCAGGTAGTCGTTATCGCCAAGAGGGTTGATCTGCTTGGCCCATTCGATGGCGGCTTCCGCCATGGCCTGGTCCTTGTCGTCAACGATCAATTCGACACTCACCCCCTCGGGCTGCTTACCGCACAAAAGCGTCATGGCAATCGTGACAGTGGGCTTCGTTCCGTTCTGGTCGGCTGCTTTCTTGCTTACCCAGCCGATGTTACGGATGGCGCAAGCAGCACAGGCCAGAAGGTCGGTGAGTTGGAGGCGGGCATCTTCGCCGCCACTGTAAATATCGTTGTCCTCGTTGCCGAGTTCGGAAACAGAGTGCAGCCATTCAGCAGCGAAAGCCAGCTCGTTCGGTGAGACATGGCCGGTAAAATCCTTGACGCAGTTGCGCCCGACACAGATGTGCTTTCCGGCCTCATCACGGACGATGAACATATCCTTGCGGGTGCGATTGGTGTTGCAATGGTCGCAACGCTTGGACCAATCATCGCGGTATTTTGCCGGACACGTCTCGCCGGGGACGCTATGGGCAAGAATGGAGCCATCGATGTATTGGAGGCGCGAGACGAGCGTCCAGCCGGTGATCTGGGGCGATTGACCTTCAACGGTGATCTCATGCAACTCGACGGTGACTGGCTTGTCGCGCCATTCGGTCTGGCCGAACGCGCCATAGACTTTGGTGGAGATCATGCGAACCGCGTTGGCGACAGGTCCGCGCGTGATAGTGATGGGTTGCTGCTTCATGCGCTTGGCGCGGCGATTCAGTTCGTCGATCTTGCCGAGAAAGATGGTGAGATTTTCCGCTGGTATCTGGAAGGTCCTTTTGACCGTATTGTTTTCTTGGGTAGCCATAGTCATCTCCGTAGCCGAGGTGTCCATAAGGACTGTATAGCTAGGAGTATAGTCCTTTGGACTACAATAAATAGTTACAATCGGAGCAATACTATTGCTATTTTCGGCAACTTTATTTCGTCTTCACGCCTAGCTTTAACTTTCCTGGCATCTTCTTCCAACGCCGAATCATCGTGATCTTTTTCGCACCGATGATCTCCCCGGCCTTTTCGTAATTGCCTTTCGTCTTCTTCATCGCTGCGGCGATCTCGATATCGGTGTAGGTCTTGAGCCTACCGCCGCGCACGCCGCGCTCCCGGGCCTTAATAAGCCCATGCAAGCTGCGCTCATTGCTCCATTCCCGCTCGAACTGCGCCACGGTTACGAGGATGTGGAAGATCAACCGACCTGCTGCGGTGCTGGGATTTAGGTTTGCTCACGGCCGGAATCATTTCAGTTCATCTGGAAGATAAGGTCGTATTTTGGAATATACCTCATCGCCTATATAATTAAGACGATAGCCAGAAAGCCTGCTCGCATTGGCAAACAGATAGTATACGGAACCGAGTACATAGCAGATTCCACTGGCCAAGCCGAGGCTCTTGGCCGCCCGAATCATTGAGCCAATCGGTGTGTCCGAGTCGAGACTCACGCTCACATGACGCGCAGCCTCTACTGACTCAGCGAGAAAAGGTGCGACTGCGACTAAACTTACAGTAAGTGTAAGCAATACCCAGAGCCTAAATGGGCGTCCGCCGAACGGCACCCTTTTTGCAATTCCTAGCATCACAAGCCTGTCGCCAGCATCGTGAAAATCCAATTCGTCACCGTGATGTAATCGCATCATGGTCTGAATATCTCTTTTGGTAAGCTTCTTTGCGATCGCTAGCAACTCGTAGTCATTGCCGCTAAATATATCCGCCAGTGCTGCCCGCCATGCAGCCGCCAGTTCCGGGCTTTCTCGCTCATTTACCTCAGATGCCTCGGTCACCCACTCGGCAAGTTTCTCAGTTTTTTTCGGAGTAAATGTTGGCTCTGAGATTCCAGAGACTTCCTTCACCTTTTCGATATGGGAGTCGACGTTCTTAGCCCCAGTTGAGGCAAGGCCGTGGTCCAGAACTTCTGCCAAGTGCTTTCCTGCACGCTCTGCCAAAGGCCCCATTAGCTTCATTACTAGGTCTTGGGAAGTGTTATTAGCAGAACTTGACTGATCTACGTTTATGAGCACACCAGTTGCGGCCACACTTGGGCCGCCATTGTCGCGGCCTGCATCAGAATAGGGCCCGTTATTCGGCACAGCGGTGCGGGCAGTTATCGCTGCTGTCTCTATTTTTTTGCGCTGCTCGCGGCAGAAGCCTCATCGACATTGATGGTGCCGCCTTCAACCCGTCTGAATTGAGCACCTGTGGCGTTGCCTTGAGCACTTACTTTTTTGAGGGTGACCGCAACATTCTTCAAGTCGCCAAAATCGAGGGCGATGGCGCGTCCGCTGCCGCTGGACTCCTTGTCGATCACAGCTTGTGCCAGGGATCTGATCAGCGATTGCTCCGCGCCGTCGCGGTTATCGATTGCCTCCGCAATCTCTCGCCGAATTTTTTCAGAGTCGGGCGCGGCCTCGAGCACCTCCACTTTGGCCCCCGCCCATTCCGCAACCTTGCCCTTGAGTGCTGCGTACGCCTGCTTTGCAGTGCTTTTGGCGAGCTCGGCTACGCCGCCTTCGGCGATCTTGACAAGTACACCGACTACGAAGACGCCGATCGTTATTGGCTCAGGCATAACGCACCCCCCCTAGGCCCCAGTGGCCTTCATTGCATTATCCGCCAGTACGGACGGCAAGGCAAGACTGACCCGGCGAAAGACCAAACCCATCATGCCGGCAAGCATTATGCACACGAAAGTGGACGGGCCGAGGGATGTGCGTTCTCGATGCTAATGGTGGTGGTTTTAGGTTCGCTGTTCATCTAATACCTCATCCTGTTTGTATTCTATTACGTCCCCGTATTTATATGGGTGCGCCTCAATGAGATGGTTATCAACCTTCCCATATTTCGTGCCGCTCATTCCATCGGGCAACGCTCGCAGCCAGAACCTTTCTCCATTACGAGCGATTTTAACGTAATGTGTTTTTTCTTTTGGCTTAAAGCCGACTACGTTCGTGGTTATCGTTTTATCGGGCATGGAACCTCCAATGAAAAATCTCGATTGCAACCGAAAGCGCAGCCATCAACTGCCACCTCTCTTTTGATAACTCATAGCGTTGCAAGAAATAATGACGCTCACGCTTCAAGCTTGCGATCTTAGCTTCCCTCTCAACCTCAGTAAGCTTTCTGAGAATTGCCATTACGCCCTAGCCGTGGTATCTGAATTAGGCATCGACATCTCCGCTCATGAAATCCCGAACGGCTTTCAGCCCAGCAAGGTATCCTTGATCGTATCCCGATCCGAAGCTGTTCTGGTCGTCGTTTGTAAATCCTTAGACTGCATGTTTTAGAAACTCCTTCTTCGTGAACCAAAATCCGCCTTCGCATCGCCATTCAGTTTCTTGCCCGCAACATCCACATCTCAGGGTGTCGAAATCTCCGTCCGATGACATGAAGCGATATTCGTAATTGTGTGACCATTGATTGCAGTTCGGGCATTTCAAATTCACATGCTGACGATAGAGATAAATATTTGCGATCTGCCGGTCACAAAACTTGTAGAGCCAACGCCAAAACCTTTCTGAGATTGTCGTTTGTAATTCGTCAGTCATGCTTTCCCCACTTTGATCCAGCGGCAAAAATTGCGATCCCGCAAAAAGCACCAAACACGAATACGGCTAGGAACGCTGCCACCAGTGCGCCAGTATCACCCATTGCGAAATCCCTTCATGAACGCTCGCCAAATCTCCGGTTTCCAAAATAGAAGGATTGCCGAAGTATAGCCGATGGCTGCTTGCCACCATTTCGTCGTTTTAGATTCAGGCTTCATATCTTGCCTTCAGCTTCGCAAGCTGCTCCCTATCCCGTTTTTCATTCTCGGTTCGCATCCTGGCTTCTCTCTCCAACCGATTGTCTTTTTCTTCGTCAGTCTCGGGGCGGTCGTATTCAACGTAGGTGTAAGTGGTGTATTCCCCAGAACCTCTGATTGTCGCCTGATCTCTATGGGCCGCTGGAATCTTGTCCAACAGTTCCGTCAACTCCTCGATGAACTGCATGAGGGTTTGCTCGGCATATTCATTCAATTCCGGCCCCTCAACTTGAACCTTTGTGGTATCTGGTTTCATGGCGCGACCTTCATGTCTCGGATCATCTGGGCCGCTTGCCAGTTCTTCAGACCACCCGAGTAGCCTACGGCATCAACTATCTTTGCCGCTTCCTCAAGCCCGTTATTGAAGCCACGTTTGTATGCCATCGTGCGAACCGGATCGTCGTCGAGAGTAGTTTCAGTCATTTATTTTCTCCCACTTTATTAAAACCGACAGGCACAATTCGGCAAATTCAGAGTTTGTCTTTTCCCTATCCGCCTTTCCTGCCGACAAATGGTTGGCCGTATAGAAGGCAAATTGCGCCCGGCACTTTTCTAATGATTCGGCCATTTCATTCGCGATCTCAAGTTGAGAGATAATCTGCTTCAAAGAAATGGCCTTTAGCACCATTTCTTCGCGCATCTCTTTCAGCTTTTCAATCGTAGTTTGTGTTTCCTTCATACAAGCTCCATCTCAAGACCGTGAAAGTTTAGCTGTTTCGGAAGGTTAAGCCCGTGCGTGAACCAAGCTGTATAAAACCAGCTTGACGATCCCTTGCCGTTCGGCGTTTCAAAGTTGATGCGGCCATTTGGTAGGATGATCTGAACACCATGGCGGCTGAAAAGCTTCCTGCGTTCCCGGCTGTCGAAGGTTGTGATTGGCATGAGCAGGGCGAACGGCATTTGCCAGTCATAGCAGCGCGAAAGAAACTTCTCTTTGACCGAAAATGGCGGGTTCGTGATTATGGCATCGCACATCAGCGAAAAGTCGCTGCCGAGTGGGATGTTTAGGAAGTCGTAGTCGCTTCCGCTATCTATATCGGTGCCCGTAACTCGGAATCCGTTGTCGTGAAATGCGCGAACCAAGTTTCCTTTTCCGCATGCTGGCTCCCATATCCGCCACTCACGCCTGAGATAGGGAAGTAAGCAATCGAGTGCTGAAGGCGGCGTTTGGAAGTTGTCTGCGTGCCCAGCCTCTAGGAGTTTAGGTTTTTTGCTGATTGCTTCAGTCGTCATGGCTCACCGGATAGTAGTAAGGCTTTCCAGTCTTGTGCATGCAGTTGATCTTTCCGGGCTTCATGCAAATACCAAAGCGCCAAGAGGGCAGACGTTTCGTGGTCTCTGGTTTCATAGCTGCCTCACAATCGCCGGGTAAACGGTGCCGTCGCATGTGGCGCAGTGCGTTCCATCTCTGCGTCGTGTCCACACCTCGTCTCCAACTCGAAAAATATAAGGACGCTTCAATCTTCGGTCGAAGGCGATCAGGGTAGCGATCCTGCCATCTTGCGTGCGGAAGCGTGCACCGTGCTTCTTCGCCTGAAGATCAAGCTTGGCAGTCGTTTGTGTTTTATCGTTTATAGGCATCCATTTCCTCCTTTGCCAGCCGCAGCGCCTCTTCTTTAGAGTAAGGAGAGAACTCATAGGCTGCCCTCGTGTATGAAACCGCATTTGCCAGATGCATGAGTTTCAATAATTCTGGATTAACGGCAGGGAGAGTGGTATGCGGATCATTCATAGCTATAAGCTCCCGTATAGTTTTCATCGGAATCAAATTCAAGATAAACGGAATCGCCGAGTTCCAACCTCTTGCTGCCATCTTCCGCTGTGATAGTATTGTTATATTTCCCCAACACACTTTGGAGGATGCGTTCGTAATCGGTCGTCTTTTCTGTTGTCATAGTTTTCTCCCGATGCAAAATCCGGCAAATCCACCGCCATATACCCATGTCAGATATTCAACGGCATTCCACATCGTAATGGGTTCCGGTTTACACGTAGTCGTTTGGCCAACAGTCTGTAGAACTGCTCCAGTTAGCAAAGCAAAATACACTCCCACTACAAAGGCGGTGAATGGCTTCACGGTCGTGGTTTCAGTTTTTGTAGTCATAGAAATACCCCTGTAGATACCCAGCAAGCGTCTCCCCAAAAGTAAGGGCCATGTCATCGTCCGCCAAGTTGTTGCAGCTAATCTCTCCTGCGTCGTCGCACCTAAGCATGTTGCCATGAATGGTAAAACGAAGAGTGACTTCTTTCTCCCCTGTCGGGCGCTTCCTAACTTGCGGTTTCACTTCGGCCATGCGTCCCTCCACGAATTGACCTCTTGCCGCATGTCGAGCCACCAGTAGCCCAAAGCGCTACCGAGATTGCGGCGCAGGTGGTTGAGCGCGATGAATGGCATGACCAGAGGCGCGACGAACACGCAAAAGATAATCATGCAGGCGCGGCAAGCGGTCGTTTGTGGATTATCGGCCATAATATTTATCCAACATCTTAAAGCCGATTGAGTATTCCGGATTTTCCTGAATCTTTAATGGCTCCCTGTCTTCTTTCGTTTTCGGTATTTTGCCTTTGAGCAGGTAAAAGATTCTATAATATTCGTTCGCCACAAAATCGACGCCAAGAGAAATGTCATAGCGCCCATAAAAGAGAAAATCCTTGCTCTCGTTCGTAATCAACAGTTCTGCATCCCCACAGTAAAGCCGGATCGACACTTCCTGCGCACGGCTCTCTTTCCGGTGCAGGTATATATTCGCGCCCGACATTCCCAAAGGGGCAATATTGTTATGACCACCATCGACAGCCAGTTTGATCGCGTCGATAAAACTTGTCAGCGTGATGTCGTCAAGTGTGGTTTGTGGATTTTTCATAACGACCCCGACCACGACCGCGACCCCGACCACGACCGCGACCCCGACCACGACCGCGACCCCGACCACGACCGCGACCCCGACCACGACCACGACCCCGACCCCGACCCCGACCGCGACCGCGACCAATATTTTTTCTTTTTGATGGCGTACATTTCTACACCTTCAAGATGCCGAAGCTCTCGACCATTCCCAATTGTATATACCAGGAGCCGGGGAGTTTTTGAGCGTCTTTCCATTCCTTCTCGTTAAACGCGCCGGTTTCGTAAACGACTTTTGCGTCATCGAGAAGGACGCAGCTATCATTCACGCCGACAAGCTTGCCAGTGTAGATATATGAGGCGCAGAACAGCGTAACGGTTTCTCCGAGAAGCTTAACCAATCCTTCGCCTTCAACTTCGGTAACAATCTTCTTCATGGTGTTCTCCTTTGGTTGGTTGTTAAGCGTCGTATCTGGTTTAGGCATTTGGCACCTCCGGGTATGGAGCCCAATGAGAGGCACCGTTAAAATAACACATGCCGCCGATGCGCCAGAATTGTTCGCGCTCATCCCAATATCCCGAACCCTTTGTGCCGGACGATTGCTTGAAAAGCAGAACCATCGTTCCGTCCTTCGGCGCGGTTTCCATCGTCTGCCAGGTCGTATCTGTTTTCCCACTCATGCCAGCACCCAATTGTCATAAGCTCTCTGATCCTTAAATACGAGCCAGCGCCCATCGTTCGGGCCTCCGACCATCCTTATATAGAGCGGTTCAATCCCTTCTTTGGCCCACGGGTTATAGAGCTGGTTATCCAGTGGCACGTATGCCCATGTGTGACCGATGGTTGCGTAATGACGATCCTCTCTGGTCGTTTCAGTTTTGGTTGGCGATGCCATGCAAGTCCTCCCGTTCATGCGCGCGAGCATCCCTATAAATCTTACGAGAATACCCAATGATGATGGTCACGGCTTCACTCTTGGTCTTGCCCTCAATAGCGTTAAGAAGGTTTTCCGCCGCTTCTTCGATGCGGGAGGCCGTGGTTTCTGATTTATCCATTGAGCAACTCCTCCAAAAATTCGTCGGTGCAATTGTCGCAGCCTTCGTAGCCGTATCTGCCGTGTTTGCATTTATTGTTCTTCGGTGAGTATGGTCCTTCCGTTTTCTGCACTCCCTCATTCAGCACCTTTTTGATGCCATTGCGCAGTCGCTCGATCTCGGCGGCAGCCTCTTTATGGATTGGTGGCACGGGAAATGTCCGAACGTGCTCATGCGGGTTGTCCGGCTCCTCACCGCCTGCTGGCCCAAGGCCGTCGGTGATCGGCGTGCGATAGTGACCGCGAAGCCTGTTGATCAGGTCAGTCGTTTGTGGATTATTGGGCATGCGGGTCACTCCCCAAAATAAAAGCTCCTCGAAAATATCCATAAAGATACCCAAAGGTATACCCAACCAGAACTAGCGGAAGAATTACTGGCAGCAAAATCCAGAAAGTAACATCGCGCACCTTATCTCTTATTTTGAAAAAGGTCGTTTGTGGATTAGCCATTTTTCCCCCAATGCTCGCCCCAAGTTGTCTCGGTGATCGCCGGTTGATGCGCCGGAACGACTACGGCCTTTTGCATGTAGTCCGACGCCGAATAAAACTCGACGCGCTTCACTGTGCCATCCTGATGATATTCGATAGCCTTCACCATCGGACATTTGGTCTGGTGGATGCAGCCGCAGTAGCCGCAGGCTGTGGTTTCAGATTGCTCCATTGAATGGGTTCCTTTTCACGGCTGCGCGTTGCAAGTTCTGGTATGCCGCTTCGACTTCCCAAGGAGCGTCTTGCCTGCCTTTGCAAAGCCAGTGATCTCCGTGAATTATTGCATCCTGCTTCGTGTAGCCACAGTGTGGGCAGCGCGGTGTGGTTTGGGGTTTACTCATTTTGCAAATCCCTCTATGAACCCGGCCTTGTGAGCATCACGCCTGGCCTTCTCCAAATACTCCGCGCACACTTTCAAAATATCCATCTGTCGTTCTGCGTCCGGGCCGTGTCTGTTCCCCGCTCTCCAGACATCGAGAGCGAGTGCTTTGGCCTCATCGGAATATTCTTCTAGCGGTTTCGTGGTTTCAGTTGTCATGCTTCCTCCGGCGGGAAAACGTAGGTGAAGTAAGTTGGCTTCCTGTTTTTCCACGGCAGGCCGAAGTCGCATGTCGCCGATCTATCGTTCGAAGCGTGCTGGCTTCCCTTGACCTCTGGGTAATAGAACAGAGCTTCGCCGCCATGATATTGGCTGATTGACTTCCAAGGAATTGTCGTTTGTGAATCAGACATTGGCCAGCTCCTTTACCGATGTGACAATCGAACGCGCCGCATCTATCGCGAATTGCAAGGCCATGTTTGGTGTTGGATGGCCGTGTCCGCTTCTGGCCTCCAGCTTGGTATTGGTGACGGTCGAGAAGGTGATGTTCGCTGAATAGGTGCCATCGGCTGAACCGAAAATGTCGATCAGTCCATAGCGCCTCGCCTCCGCGAAAAGGTCGTCGAGAGATCGGACAACGGCAGGCGTGGTATGTGGATCAGTCTTCATCGTCTTCCTCATCACATTTGAATCGGGTTGCGCATTTTACTATTCGGCAAGTCTCCCTTCGAAAATCTTCCTGTTCGTCTTCGGACATTTGATCGTAAGGGATCGATTTCTTCTTACGAGTCGTTTTAGTTGTCATGGCCCCACCACCGGAACAAAGGCGCGCCCATCTTCCACCAGGGCCTTGCAGTGACAGGCGGTGTCGCAACTAAACCATCCAGCCCAAGGGATTCCGATACCGTGGCAATTCGGGCAACGGCTTTTGTCTTTCTCATAATCATACCGAGCCTCGATCTCCCGCCATAATCCGGGTAGGCCGGGGATTTCAAATGTCTCGGTCGTATGTGTCATTCCTCATCTCCAAGTTCTGAGTTCAAATACTGACCAAGCTTCATGTAAAGAAAGCAGCACTCCGCCAGCGTGATGCTTCCCTCAAGTTCAACCGTGTCGTGATCCTCAATGTTGTAGTGGAGCATAATTTTGCCGCTCCTCGCACAAGACGCAGGATCAACAACCTCTTTCACATTTTGAAGCTTGATGATGTTGTCGTCCGTCATGTGAAGCTCGTGGTTTCTGGTTTATCGATCATAGTCCCGTCTCCTTCATTGCCCTTATTGCCTCTGCGTAAACGTGGCGTGGCTGGTTGCCTTTAGTTGCTCGTCCCTTAGTGATCGGCTGCAATTTCGTGGCACAATACGGATAGACTAGATGGGTCTCGACTAGCGTTGCTGAATCTTCAAGCGCCTGATGATAGCCAGCGAGCCAGTCATCAGAATTTGTGGTTTGTGGATTATCAGTCACCGTTGCCTCGCAAGAGTGGGCAGTTGTCGTCCATCGATGGACACATAAAGCAGCCAGATAAAATCACCGACGCACCCAGCAGAAGGAACAGCGTGATCGGCAACCATAGCCATATTGGAGGTCTTGTGGTTTCTGGCTTACTTACCATGGCAATGCTCGCAGCTAGACCAGCGGGTGAAGATGAACTTATGAAGCGCCTTACAGAAATGTCCGATCATTGGTTTCTCCTCGTCGTTTGTGAACTCATCGCGTTTCTCCATTAGCGGCCTTCCATCCATCCGTATAAGCGGCATCCAATTCTTCTTGGATAAATTCAGTGACGGATTTCAAAATCGTCTCATCGTGCCGTATCGACGAACAGCAAAAGTGGCTTATCCTCATTGCAAGCTCGTGCGCCTTGGCAGTCGTTTCAGTTTGATTGGGCATCTCTCGCCTCCAACAATTTCTGATATTCCGTTTCCACACAGATATAGAACCCTGGCACATCACTGCTACCGCGAAGCGTCACGACAGTTTCGTAGGCTTCGTCCCACAAGTCGGGGCTGTGTCGCGTGGTGTTAGGTTTGTCGTCCATAATGCCGCCGTAGCAAGCTTCGTCGATGTCACGGCTCGTGGTATGTGGATCAGCCATCGGACAGCTCCTTGATGTAGCGTTGCAAACTATCCTCGATCTGCTTCTTCGAGATACGCGGCTGGCGACATGCTCCAGTTAGAAGCGTAAGGCGAACGATGACGCTATCGCGGCCAACAGTCGGATCAATCTTCTTCGTTGTTGGTGAACGTCCAGTCGTTTGTGGTTTAGACATCGAACCTCTCCTTTATCCAGAAAGCTAAAATTAAAAGTCCAAAGAACATGGCATCCTCGTCGGATGTGAATTAGATTTTGGCATTGGCTTCCCTTTCCGCTGCTCTGGCATATTTCTCTGCTGTCTCGGCTATCGCCATCCAAACTAGCTGCTGATACTTCGGATCGCGAAAGGCGATTTCGATTGCGAGGCGCGTGCTATCCAGAAGTTCGCGTGCCCTTTCTCGAAGCAGTTTGTCGATTTTGTCTACCGTGGTTTTAGAATCGTCCATGTGCTGCCTCCCAGATGGCCACCCCGATGATTAGGGCAACGAGCAATAAGTGGACCCCCATCACAAAGGCTGTGAACCGGTCGAGCAGGTCGGTCGTTACTGTTTCTTTGGACATTTCTTTTTTCCCTTCGCAATTTGAACCGGCTTCTCTGCCAACTGCGCCTGCTCGATCATAAACTTTTGAGCCACAATCGTGTAGTGAACGGACTTGAGGACTTGCTTTGCTAGGTTGGCGCGAGCGTGCGCTTCGTGGATTGATATTTCACCTTCGCGCAGAAGCTTAAGGTCATTGATTAGTGAGTCCGTAAAATCCATAAGATTGAAACGGTCTGTGATTGGAGCTATTCCGCCTTCATGCATTTGCTAATCTCCATCAAAATTCCGTTGCAAAGTGATAGTTGTAGGGCGTCTTGCCATGTGGCTCCGGATGCGAGGATATTTTCGGCAGAGATAGCGTGCGAGTTGCAGCAATTGAATTTCTCTTTGTGGTAAAAAGTTCCCGACCATTCTTCCTGGCAGCAAACGTCACATTTGGTCTTACCTTGCGATGCAAAGTTATTGTCGTATAGTTTATAGAACCCTCCGACCGTATAAAATGTCCTGATGGGCGATCTATCGATGGTTGCTTGCGATGATCCGCGCCTCATGTGTTTATCCGGGTCGTTTGTGTTGTGTCTTTCATTTTACACTCCTAGCCATTGCGATCAAAACTTCCTTAAATTCTTGTGGCGTTGCATTAGCAACTTTATATCCAGTTGCGTTTCTCCATTTGTCCATACCGCCGCGCCAATCCCGTTTGGTAGCCAACTTTCCTTCGCTGTCCGGGGTGTACCCCCACTTGAGCTCAGGGAGTTCAGCTCTAAAAGCGTAAAGCCAAGTTGCCTTCTTCATTACATGACCATATCTTCCCTGCTCGATATAACAGGACGCCCCGCCATCTAACCCGACAGTCCATCCGTGATGCTTTGTCGGCGGTCTAGGCAATCCATGCGATGCCCACGCTTTAGAGAACGCAGGATGCTCTATCACGCCACCGAACTTACGAACCGCCGCTAGAGCAGCTGCGAAGCAACCGCCATCCTCCCCAACCTTTAGTCCATGCCGCGCCTCACAGAATTTTGCCAGTCTCGACCACCGCGCACATGGGGGGTGAGCAACAACCGGATACGGCCCGTCATATTTCCGCGCATCCCTTTTTTCGTCCCACGGATCGACATCGGGAAGATTAAAATATGCGCCGTTAGGCATGACAAACAGCGCGGCAATCACGTTGCGTCACTCGTGGTATCTGTTTTGCTCATTGCTCCACCAAAGCCTCGGAGTATTCGGTTGGGGGCTTCGCTTCGTCCTTCTTTTTTGCGTCACGCATCGCATCGGCAAAGTCGGTCCGATAAACCATTTCGAAACGGTGAGTGCATAGGGTAGCCACGGCGAGCATAACGCCCACTCTATCATTCGAGATTTTCGCGATATGGCGCATGGCTTCGTTCGTCAACGCGGCGAGCGCATCAGCCAAAACATCGCCGACTTCTTTGTCATGTTCAGTCGTTTGTGGGTTGCTCATATCGATCCTCTCGCTTCCAGCCATTTGGACACGACTTTGATGAAATATTTCACGGGTTGCTTGTCGTGCGTCTCAGCCACGAACAAATTATCCGATGCCAGTTTTTGCCAAAGGCGTAACGCTTCCTCTTCGGACGGCGAAAGTGTCGTTTGTGATGTCATCGGAATGCTCCCACGAAGTTTAGGAAAAGCAGGCCAACACCGGCAATGTAGAAAATCCAAAATGGCTCGCGGAGTAGCCACTGCATAAATTCCCTAACCGGCGTCGTTCTATTCATTTGGCTTCTCCCAGATCTTTGTCACACTTAAGGCAATAAAACCTCCGGTTCCTGACGCGGATGTTTGTTTTGCAGTGTGGGCATTTCCCCCATGGTGGCGTCGTTTGTGTCTGTTCGTTTTTCATCCCCAATACTCCGCCATGGCTCGTGCAACTTCGGGTTCGGTATTGCTGCGCAGTTCTTCGCGGTCGGCACTCGGTGCCATCTTCCAGCATTTCGGTTCGATATGATCGTAGCTATCCTTCGTTCTTTCCTGCGGCAATTTCGGCAGGCCGATTAGATGTAACTCGGCTGCTTTAGTAAATGGCGCTCCGAACCACCAGGGCTGAATGATCTGATCCCATTTTCTGCCGATCAACTTTCTAGCGTGGCCGTGCATAATGGAGTTTTCAACGCAACGCTTCGGGATATGAGCCGCGTCGATAAACAGTTTAAAGAACGCGCAACCTTCTTCTAAAAGCTTCCAGCGTTCTGGTCTTTCATGCAACCATCTAACTCCGCTGTTCGCCATGATCTTGCAGACCGGGTGCGCGATCATCATGTCCCAAGACATGTGCAGAATGTCGCGAACGTCGCCCTGATAGTGCGGGCCAAGTCGGCGCGTCGGTTTCAGGTCGCACGAAGTAGCGTCATGGCCGCGCTGGATAAAAGCGTCCCTTACAATTCCGCTGCATTCACAAGCAATCAAGATCCTCACCCATAGCTAGTTTCTCCGGCTGAGCCGGTGTTAGTCTGCTTTCGTGGTTTATCGGTCATTCGAAACACCGAAAGGCTCACATCCAAGGGCAACGTATTTATTACTGACTGGCGGTGGGACTAGACGCTGAAAAGCCGCTATCGCCTGATGACACTTCTTCTGCATCTTCTCCCACGTTGCATCGTCTCTCATGGGATAATAAAGCGCGGCCATGATCGTCTCGTAGTCGGTCGTTTGTGGCTCAGCCATTTATAGCTTCCTTGAGTTGCGCCAGAACGCTTTTGGACATTTCCAATCGCTCCATCGGATAAACATCCTGCGGGCTAATAAATCCTTCCTCCTCGGTGCCGTTCTCGCACCGTTCGATATGCCATTCGAGTTGGATGGCTGCTTTCTTAAGAAGGTCCGATGTCGCCCTCACAGCGGCCTCTCGTATGGACTGGCTACCTGCGGACGTATTGAGCCGATATAAGCATCGTAACCTTTGCCAATCGTCACGACGCCCTGTCTCGTTTTTATAATCAACTCGCCGTTGCGCATGCGCAGTTCTCCGTGGCTGTCCCAGCTATAGCCACCACTGATCTGGTTTTCGACATCAAAAGAAACCTTGTCGCCGATGCTGAAAGATCCATGCTTGTTTTTTAAGACGGGCGGCTGATCTGATTTCATAGTCTCACGCCATTCTCGGTCACTCGACCACAAGCCTTGCATTTGTAAATAACGCGGACTTTCTTCGATCCAAACCAGCCCGCTTCCTCGATCTTGTCTATGATCTCAAATTGGTGGGGTGGCGAAGTTATCCAATCGCCTTCGCACGGAGCTTTCGTCGTAACTGGTTTGTCGCTCATGCTGCTGCCTCCTTCGCTGCTTCCCATTCCTTCATGCGCCGATGAATTGTCACCTTTGCGCATTTCAAAATCTTAGCCGCACCACTAACGGTTTTTGCTTTCCGCAATGCTGCGCGGATTTCCTTGTCGGAGAACGGCGAAGGCTGACCGCCGATGCTTCCGCGATCACGCGCTTTGGATAAGCCGTGCATCGTGCGTTCCCAATTCCATTCACGTTCCCATTGAGCCTGTGACGCAAGCATGTGAAAGAAATGCCGTCCACCCGCGTTACTGGTATCAATGGGCTGACAGATAACTTTCAGTTTGATGCCTTTTTCGTAAAGCTGTTGCTCAATATCGAGGAGGTCGCGAAGGTTGCGACCGAGCCGGTCAAGAGAATAGATCACCAGCCAATCGTCTTTTTGCAGATCGCGGAAACAAGCTTGCCACGCTGGCCTATCCATTGTTTTACCGCTCTGTTTGTCCTGGAAAATATCTTCTGGCGCTACGCCATATTCGACCAGTGAATCTATTTGACGCTGGTTGCTTTGATCGTTCATTGAGACGCGAGCATACCCGATCATCATCGGCTCGCCGTCTTTGCGCTTTTTCCACTTAACCGTTGTTTCGGCGATTTTGTGGATGTATGGCTTCTTTTTGGGGCCTCGTTTACCCTGCATTTGACACTCGAAAACAATAGTTGACACGACCGTTAGTGATACGTTACTGTAACTACCATCAGATGTCAATCGGCATTTGAATTACACTAACGCCGACTTTCTATCCCATGACTTACATGCGTTCCGAAGACATATGCACCCATCTCCGCACAAAGTTCTGTGCGCCGACGCATGCCATCTTCTTTGAAGTGCCTGATGCTACTGGGGCGCGTCATAGCGGCTTTGCCGATGCAATTAGTATGGCCCTGTGGCCGTCGCATGGTCTGGAAATGCACGGTTACGAAATCAAAGTCAGCAAGTATGATTGGAAGAGAGAACTTGCGAATCCTCAAAAGGCCGAACGCTTCGCTTCCTTCTGCGATAGATGGTGGATCGTCACAAGCGATGAAGTGATTGAGGATGAAGCCGAGATACCCGCTAATTGGGGATGGATGCTGGCTGCACCTGAAGGATTGTCGATCAAAAAGCAAGCGGTGCGAAACCCGCAACCGAAGGAATATGACCGCATGTTTGTCGCTGCGCTGTTTCGCAGCGCTGGAAAGGTCGATAGTGCATTGGTCGAAAGCATATGCCAGCAACGCCTTAAGGAGCTGCGCCTAACCGATGAGCAGCGCATAAAAATGGCGGTTGATAAGGCTCGCGCCGAAGACGCAAGGGCAACGAAGATTTTAGACGGTGTGCTGAAGCACATCGAAGAGAACAAGCTGTATTTCGGCGATCAAACAATCATCGATGCGATTGTGGCAGTCTGTAAATCCGGTGTGTCGGATGCTTGGGGCGGATTGGCCAGCACGGCGGAAAAGCTCGAAGAGTCGGCGAAGCGGATTCGTGGTTGTCATGCGTCTCTCGCCCTACCGAAATACCCTAAGAAACGCTGATATCTCAAACCCCCGAATTTGCCATGATCCCAACCAGAGACGAGATGCACAAGATCGCTTACGATTTGGCACTGTCGTCATTGGTCAATGCATTTCCGGGCAAGAAAGAGGATCACCTTAGACCTGCTGCACTCAGCATTGCGCTAAAGGTGTCCGGCACGCTGGATAACATCATGTCTGATGTGCCAAGAACCAATCCGAGCTAACAACCAACACCGGCCAATAGTGCCGGAGAAATCGACTAGCCTATGAATAACACTTCCATCGCCCAGGTCTGCCACGAAGCAAACCGCGCCTACTGCAAAACCATAGGCGATAACTCTCAGCTTCCTTGGGACGAAGCCCCTGAATGGCAGCGCGATAGCGCGATCAAAGGAGTAAATTTCTGCCTCGACAATCCCGACGCACCGCCCAGCGCCAACCATGAAAGTTGGTTAGAGGCAAAACGGGTGGATGGCTGGAAATATGGGCCGGTCAAGGATGTCGAGAAGAAGGAGCACCCTTGCTTCGTTCCCTATGAAGGCTTGCCGCTAGAGCAGCAGAAGAAGGACGCTCTGTTCAAGGCAATCGTTGCCGCATTATCCTAGGTATCTCTAACCCCTAAGAATTACATGAGCGACGTCAGGAACTTTAACAGAGCTGGCAGGCGAAGTGGGGGCGACAAGCCTTTCGCTATCACTGTCAAGAAGCTCATGCCGACCGCCGAACTGGGCAAACTCATAATCTTGGCCGTTAACCTTGCCGAATGTTCTTCCCAGTAGCTTCGCATTAGTCCCGGTAGGCATATCATCTCTCTTCGTGCATTCAGTGCGTATAGTCAACGGACTGAAATTAGCGCTCGTTCTGTGCTTTCCTTCGAGCGGATAAGATCGATCTGCACGCGCATCGCGTCGTATGAAACCCGCGCTCGGTTGGAGAGCCGTCGAGCTTCTGTGGCTTGCGAGAGGTGTGATTGGTAGCGGTTGGATGCTTTTGCTTCCATCTCTGCCTTGGATACTGCTCCAACCTTCGGCATATATTCGAGCGCAATCTCGGCAAGAAGTGTTTTCGCCGTGTCCTCCAAAACTTCCGCTGCCGCGTTGAGGTCGGCCCAGTTGTGTCCGGCCTGTTCGAACTGACTTGCTAGGGCTTGGGGATCAAACTCAATCATGCCGCAGTCTCTAACCTCGGTCTAGAAAGCCAGTGTGTATTGTATGCCGGTGCAAGCTCGCCATCTGAAAAGATGCAATCGAGCATCGCGGCAACCTCGCCAATCATCCTATCACGCATGGCATCGTCGTAGTGGTAGTCCTCCAGCCACACGCTCCGACCATCGCTTGCGATATAGCGAAAGTTGTGGATACCTGAGCATGCCATGTAGAGGGAATGCTGTATGCTGCCTGCATATTTGCCGATATCGTAATTCTTGGTGCGCTTGAAATCGTATATCCAGTCTCTGCGGATCAGGTCGGCTTTGCCATAAAGCAGAACGTCATAGCCTGCTATCCTGACATCACGGTAGACTTTCTCTTGCCTCAAGCCATCTCTCGCAAGCTCTGCCGCTTCATCAACACACCTGTCATAGCGTTCATCGCCGGATTGCTTGTAAGTGCCGTCGCAAGCTGAGTAGATGTCATCCTCGAATTGCCTGCCAAGCAACATCGCTTCTGTAGGTTCAATCGGAACCTTATTCAGCGTGTTCAAAAACTCCAGCTTGGTCTGGTCTGAGTTCATGAACCATTTCCATGAACTATGTAATGATGGGGTGACTAAATACCTCGGCATTGTTTCTTCCTCTCGTAATACCGGCGCGCGTTAACTTGCAAGCAGGTCAGGCATTGCCTTCCGCTAAGGAGAGGAGAAGCGGCCCTATTAGGGTTCGATATAATCCTCGTGTTTTCAGGGGTGAACTCATGGCCATTTTTGCAAAACCTTTTGCTGGCCTCTTTTCCCCTCCTTATATTCTCTTGGTTAGAGACGGGCTCCAAATGTACTGGATTGACGCATGCACGGTTCCTGCAAAGATGATCTAACTTTAGACCTTTTGGTATTGCGCCGACCAGAATGCGATAGATTATCAGGTGAGCATTGTTTGATTTGCCCATCAAGGTCGTTTGACCATATCCGTCTTTATTCCAAGCGCCTATCCACAACCAGCAACCGGACATAGGTTCTGGCATAATCTTTTCCTGCATTCGAATAGGCAGGATAAACATCAGGCAGCCTTCTTTTCCGCTTCCTTGAACACCTTCGCAGTCAGGTCATACTTCAGTCCACATGCTTTGATCTTGTCGGCAAGCCTGTGTTTGGCAACGCGAGTTGAGTCCCAGATAACCGGCGCGCAATCGATAACCGCAAGGGCTTCGTTCGCTGTCGCTGCATCGACAACCTTGGCAAGTGTGCGGTCATGATCGGCCATGAGGTTCGCATAGCGTGCGTTTTCTTCGTCGTCCTCTTTCAGGCGCTCAAGCGTGCGCTCGATGATAACCTTCTGGATGAAATTGTTGCCTTTCTCGGTATCGGGAACCTCGATCACAGGATCAAGTTTCAGCGCATTCTTGGCGTAGTATTTTTCCGTAGGCGTGAATGAAATGGTGCGTTTGGTGCCGCGCATTTCCATGTAACCCATGAAATCGAGGTCTTTGACAAGGTCTTTGCCGGATGATCCGGAAACATCTGGACGCACCTTGGTCATGTCGCCGTCTTTTTCCTCACGCTCGTGCGCCACGAAAATCAGATGCTTGTTCTTGGATTGCGCCAGCTTGAGAAGCCTCTGAAACTCAACCTTTAGTGCACCCCAGCCCTGCATTGAAAGTGAGCCTTTGCCGTTGCCGTTCTTTGGGTTCTCGGCAACCACATACTCACCCATGCGGTCTACCAGCTTGCCGAGCGTGTCGAATACGATGGTATCAAACGGGTGGAGTTCGGTTGATTGGAAGAGTTCCAGAATATCTTTGTAATCGTTTAGCGGAAGGGATGGCACTTGAAAGCGCTTTTCAACGCGGCGCATTCCTTTGTCCGCGTCGATCAAGACGGGGTTCGGGGCTGAAAGAGCTAGCGTGGATTTTCCTACTCCGGGCTGGCCATAGACGATGCCTGCCAGTGTGACAGTCTCGTTAATCTCATTCGGGTTCTTCAAAATCGTCATGATCGTCTCCTTTTGCGTAGTTGATCCATCTGTTGCTGCTCATATCTCAGCTCTGCATTCACAATCGCTATTCTCAAATCGGTGAGCACGTCGCGGTAGGCTTCGTAAAAGTCTGGGTTGATTTGCACTAACCTCGGCTTGGTGATGTTCTTTTCCACCATCACTGAACCTTCGGTTTCGCCGCCGGCACGTCTCCCAGCCGGTAGCTGGCGTGGGTGACGTGAGCCTCTGGTAGCGCCTGCAAAGCCTGTGGGGGCAAAGTCTGATCTGCAGGCAGTTGAGTTATCAAGGCCTGCTGCGGGTCGCCGAAGGGCAGCTCCGCATGGGCGATGCCGTCGAACTTGACGATCTTGCCGTGCGAAAGCTGCCAGCCTCCGACGATAACCAGGGCGAGGCTCGCATAGGCTGCCACACTCAGGCCAATGCGGAAGATGCGCCATGCGCGGAAGAGGGAAGACTTGGTTGAGGTAAGAGCGTGGGTGAGGTGGTCGGTCATAGTTTCTCCTTTGGTTGTCGTGCGTTTTGAAAATCTCTGAGAACCTGTGCTGCGTGCCACATGATCCCGGCATATTCTGTTTGGCCGAGCTGGTCGGCATGATGCGCCTTCTCATCAAGCTCGTGGATGAGAGATTTCACTTCTTCGGACAGTGGAAGTTCGCTCATTGGATGCTCCGGCTCTCTGGGGTTGAAATCGGCTCAAGTTGGTCAAGTGTGCATGGAAAGGTTGTGCGGCGGTCATCGCAAGCGAACCTCACATGAATGGTGTGAGGGCCGTGGTTGTCTCGGGTGTAGCTGTCAACGATGACAATCGCACCGTAGAACTTGGCCTTACTGCCGAAGGTGATTTCTGAAAGTTGCATCATTCTACACCTGCTTTCGCCAATGCCGCGCACGCTTCTTCCATTATACTCTGCATGGGTTGATACTTTTTCTCGTTCGTGCCGTTGTGCCATGCCAGCATTTTTTTCAGAGCTATAGCCATATCCGGGGCCGCTGCAATCAGCCGAGCATTTTCCTCGTCAAGTGCAGTGCCAATCGGCATATCAACTTCGCCATCAGCGTCTACAGAGAAGATTTCATAGCCATCGTGTGATAGGCCCATTTCTTCTGCAACAAGGTGAGCAACCTCGCTATCAATGTCCTCGCCGTCGTAAGACCATGGGCCGGGGGTGAATGTGTCAGTCATTTGAATAGCTGAGATTAGAGGCGCGTTCTGGAATCTGAGTTTGTTCTTGCAACGAAAGGTAGTCTCGTGCTATGAATAGGTCAAGTCTAAAAAGGTAGACCAAACGTAATTAGCAACAAAGTTGCGCGAGTGCTTAATGAAACCTGAATATCTCCGCCGCCATGTGGTTAGTTTTAAGACTTCCGACTTGGTTCTTAACTTTCTACGCGCCTCAGGCAAGGAAGAATGCGAAACCATCTCTACACAAATTCATCTGATTTGCGATAGGGCACGCGCCAAGTCCGACAAGCAGAAGGGGAAGCGGAAATGACCCACCTCCTCCGCACCATATCGTGGCAGGCCGAAGTCACCCGCGTCTGCTTCTTGTTCCTCTTGATCGCGATTGCTGTCTGGATCGGTTAAATGCAAAAGCGTGACCTGATCCGCATGCGCGCCTTCGCCGCAAAAACCAACTGGAAAATCCAGGCTGGCCATGACGGCGCTATCATCGCGGTTTCTTACCTCTGCACCCTCGCTCTGAAGGGTCTTGATGCCGATAAGCCTAGCCGACGCAGGGCCAAACGCTTGTAGATTTATTGCAGGCAGCGGCCTTTCGATGATAATATGCGGGGACGATGTTGTTCCTGGCCGCAGTTATTGCAGTTTCCATAACAGCCTTTGCCTTGCTCACTCTCATGGCCACGATTTACAAAACGGTCGAGAACGGCCTCCGCTTCCCGAAATCCGTAAAGTCCAAGACGGCTCGCCGTCCGATACCCCGCAAGAGCCGGTTCAAACGGTATGATCAATACGGAAAGCATTACAAGCTCGAACCTGAGTCAGAAATCATCCGCAAGGCTCACGAATGCCGGGCAATCCAGATAGCGGCTCAAAATCCTGTCGAGCTACAGTTCGCAAGAATATTGCGCCAGTTGGCAATAGACTTTCACTATCAGGTAATTATGTATCGCATGACATGGGACGGGCGCATCGCCAATTATTGCGTACCCGACTTTGTGATCGATAAGGTCATTTACGAGATCGACGGCAAGGGCGCTCATGACGGGCAAAAGCCATACGATGCTGAGCGGGACGGATGGTTGAAATCAAAAGGCTATACCGTTCACAGGATACCCGCTGCCGACGTATTCCGGCGCAGACAGGACGTTCTGGAGCTAGTCAAAAAGCAACTTAGATTATGAAGGACTAGTCCGTATGGCGGAAGCTGTTTTTCAAATCTCTCAACTGCTGCTGCTTTTCTGCCTCCATGCGTTCCTGTTTGTGGTGGAAATACTGATCTAGGGCTGTTTCTTCCATTGTTTCTTCGATCTGATTATGGCTCAGCTTCATGGTCGGTCTCCAGATGTAGCGGGGGGAAGACTGGAACGTCGCGCTGGGCACGTAAGGAATCTATGCGAATTGATAATATATTGATCTGGCTTATAAATTTTTGATGGCTTCACGTGAAGCGCTTTCAGCGGCGCTCTCACTGGAGGTTCCTGCGCCGCTTACTCGCGATACGGATCACGCAGGTTATGGGCTGCATGCCTCGAGAATTGTATCACGTAACGAGGCGCTGTGACAATTCGCTTGTACCGTCCTCGTGGTTTTGGTAATATATTAGCTCCAGTCTAGGAGCGCGGGTTTGGGCGGAAGTCATGAGCCGCCTTGGCCCTTTACCGTTGCAGGTAAGCCGCCCGCTGCCCTTGGACATTGTCTTGCAACGGTTTCCCGCTTGTCCATCCATCCATTTGTCCGCAATCCAGAATCAGCCGTTGACGATATCGAACGCGGTTTGCTTGGCATTCTTCTCGCGCATCCTGATCGGCTCCGCGATGTGGCGGATTTGCTTCGACCCGAGATGTTTTTCTATCAGTGCCACCAGATAATTTACGAGGCGATAGCAGGTGACGCTTCAAAGGGTCGAACACATACGATCAGTACAATAGAACCACGCATAAATGATGGCCTTTTCTCCCACACCAAAGAGAAACGTGATTATCTCGCGGGATTGATTTGCTGCGTTGTATCGCCAATGCAAGTCCGAGATTACGCGCGAAGCATTGTCGAGTTCTATAACGAACGCAGGTTACGCTTTATTCAAAGCGATGCATCACTTTCGGAAATGGAGAAGGCCGAAAAGATCGCATACCTATGGCGAGAAATTGGAAATCCTAGCATCGCGGCCGATACTTATTCGCTCGGCACCATGCTCGATTTGACGCTTGAGAATATTGAGAACAGATACCGCGCTGGCGGCGGACTTACGGGCATTCAGACTGGCGTTTCCCAGTTAGACCGCAAGCTATGCGGTTTTGAACCCGGGTCTCTTTACGTGCTCGCCGCGCGTCCCGCCATGGGCAAAACGGCGCTTGCTCTCACGCTTGCGATGAACATTGCGCGGCGCAAGCTCCCTGTGTTGTTTTTCAGCCTTGAGATGAGCTGGGAACAACTTGCTTACCGTGTGAACGCTAGGTTTTCCAGCGTCAATATGTGGGACCAGAGAACCGCAGAAAATCCTAATTTCATTGATCTTACGGATGCTAGAAACTCACTTAGCGATGTTCCGCTCACTGTGTTTGATCGTTCCGGCCTCACCGCAGAACAGATATGTCACAAGGCCAGCGATATCGCATCCAAGGTTCCGCAGTCGCTAATTGTGATTGATCATTTGGGAATTGTCGCGGCACGGGATCAACGGGTTCCGCGTGTCTACCAAGTCGCAGAAATGACGATGGCCCTAAAAGTGCTGGCAAAAGAGTTGAAGGTTCCCATCCTGCTGCTCCACCAACTCAACCGCGGCGTCGAAGGCCGTGATGACAAGCGCCCCGGTCTCTCAGATTTACGCGACAGTGGCAGCATCGAGCAGGACGCCGATGTGGTCATGATGCTATATCGTGAAGAATATTATCTGGAAAACCGGGAACCTCCAGAATCGGCGACGATTGCAGAATCTCAGACGTGGCAGCGCAAAATGGACGCAGCCCGTGGTGTGGCCGATCTAATCATCGTTAAAAACAGACAGGGTGAAGCTGGAACCGTTAAGCTGCATTTCGACGCAAAACGCCAGGCATTCGAGGGATTAATAAAATGATCCCTGACGAATACTCTTATCGGTTTTTTCCACAGCGCTACCTGGATCATGCTTTCCACCTAACTCTATTTCAGGACGGCTGTTATCGGCGTCTGATCGACAAATATATGACTTCTCGCAGTCCCCTCCCATTCGATGAAGTCGAACTTGCTGGAATCTGTCGTATCTCTCTGAAAGAGTGGAAAGATAATTTTTGCGATAAAATATTATCGTGTCTGAAGAATGGATCTTCGGGTTGGATAGTAGATTTCAATGAATGTGGCGTTCGCCTCGAACCTAAGCTTGGCAGAGCACCTAGTAGCGTCTGGAACGATATTAGATCACGAGTGTTCGCACGCGATGATTATACCTGCGGATACTGCGGAGAGAGAGGCGGAGAACTCGAATGTGACCATAAAGACCCAGTTTCTTTGGGCGGCGGTGATGAAGATACTAATCTCATCACATCCTGTTTCAGGTGTAATAGGGCTAAAGGCGATATGCCGCTGGAAGCATGGATGTCATTGATCGAGGGAATATAATGGACAGACTGTTTCGTATTGATTTTTACCCCTCTGAATGGCTGGTTCAAACTGGAAAAATGACAGTCGAACAGCGGGGAATTTTCATCCAGATTGTCGCCATGATCTATGCGAACCGTGGCCCTATCGAGAACGACCCGGCATGGATTGGTCGTGCGGCCGGATGCTCGTCAAGGCTGGCAAGGGCGTTAATTGCTCAACTATTGGCCGCAGGCTCGCTTCAGATTAAGGGGTCGAAAATCACCCAAAAAAGATGTGAACGTGAGCTGAACATGAAGCGAACTCACCTCGAAAGTAGCGCGAAAGGTGGACGAAACAAGGCCGAATATGAGCGCGAATCTAATAATAACAATACACTAGCTTCTAGTGGTGACGCCATTTCACTATCTAGCTCGACAGCGATAGCAACCCCAATAGCAACAAAAGAGGGTGACGGCTTAGGAAACCTAGTCTTTTTTGAAGAATTTTGGCTTGCCTATCCGAAGAAAACTCAAAAGGGTTTTGCTCGCAAAGCCTATGACCGGGCGATGGCTAGGATTTCCCATATCGACCTGATGACGGGACTGCGGCAGCATAAGTTTCCGCCGGAGATGCGGTTTGCACCTAAGCCTGCTGATTGGCTCGATGGAGATTGCTGGTTAGACCAAGCGGTGTCAAACCAAGACGGCCATATTGAACCATGGAAAATGCGAATACAGGGATGGCGGGAGAGAAAATTCTGGCTTTCACGTTGGGGCGATACGCCCGACTCACCCCATTGCCTATGCCCTCGTGAAATCATAGAGGCCGCATGACCAAACCCTCCCGTTACCGCGGCCAATGGAAAGACCAAGCCACCACCCGCAAGCTCGATCACGAATACACTCGCTCTGTCGAAAAGACCGACAAGGTTTTGGTGCTCGTGAAAAAGCAATAATATTGCTTGCGTTTCCGTTGCAATTAACAATCTCGTAATGCACTATCGCTTTCGCAATGAATACTCTGGAACTCCTGAACGCTATAAAACCTACGTTTCCCTACGATTTCTTTGCTACCCGCTCCCTCGGCATTCTTCTCATGATCAGCATGTTCGACCATCCCTCCGACTTCGGCCTCATTCGCCGCGAGCTTGGCTTGAATGCCTCCTGCATGTCGCGCCTGATGGACAGCTTGAGCATCAAGGGATTGGCCAAGAGAGAGCGCAGCCGGTTTGACGGGCGCAGGGTTTTCATCAGTCCGACGCCAGAAGGCAGAGCTTTCGTCAAGCAGCTAACGGAGACCGCATGCGCGTCCAGCCAGACACAACCGTAGAGCCCAAGCCAACGCTGATCCTCAAGCACACATGGCACTGCCCTGACTGCGAAAAGGTATTCGACGTTCCCGGTGGCCAAGCCTGCAAGAGCAGATTGCGTCTTATCCACGTCATGGTTCGGGAGGACGCGGAATGAACGACTTCCCTTCCCCCACCAAATATCTATCCCCCGGCTCTACCCGCTGGAGTGCCAGCAAAAAGGCTGAGCTGGTCGAGAAAGTCCTCGACGGCGAAATCAAGCTAGAGGACGCCCTCCGCCTGCATGGCTTCTCCCCGGACGAATTCTCGGCGCTGGTGACGAAATTCGGGCAGGGGGGCTATGCGGCACTACGCCAGAAGGCAATCCGCCCCACGGCCCGGAAAACGACCCGCAGGCCCTACGGCGTTGCCAAGGCTATCGCCACCCTGATCTCGGCGGTGGAGGCCACATGATCACCGCTGGCATCCTCCTCGCGCTCTTCGGCTGGCTTCTCTACCGCCTCGGCAAAGTTATCTACTGGAGTATTGAATAATGACCAAACCCACCCCCAAACCCCAATCCACCTGCCCCGTGCGCGCCTTATCCCCCATTGCCATATTCTGCACTGGAATTATCGCCGTCATGCTCTTGATGGCAGGGATTGCGGGGCTATTCGTCAATGGATTGCAAGCCATCCCCAGCCCGCAGAATGCCCCCACGCCCGCGGTAGCAACTCAGGGAGAGACTATGCTCCCCGAAGTGACCGGCTATGACCAACTCTCCAGCCAAACCTTCCGGCATTTCATCCGCCATCCCCACTTCAGCCTCACGACGACTTCAGCCCCACAGGAGAACCAATGATTGTCAGACAGATAACCCTTTCCACCACACCAGCGCAGACTATCAATCTTTATTACGAATCAAGGTCGAGTGCAGAACAAGCGCCAGAGGTTTTAGGTAGTGACTTGTTGCGCCAGACAGACGATTTCAAACAAGTCATTGAATACAAATCGGAGATGGTTGCTGCCGACATTATCGTTGACGTTGCCGAGCAGGCTCGCGCCAACGGCGAGGTGCAGATTGCCAACATGCTAGCCGAGCAACGGTTCAACGACCGGGTTGAAAAAGACCCGGTTATCAAGACGATGGCAACGGCCAAGCAAAACAGGAAACGTGCGCAAGAGATTATGCAGAACGCCCAACGTGTGCAGCCGCCTCCAGGGTTACAAACATGAGCGACTGGATCGACAAAATCAAAGAAGCTTGGCCCGCGCATATCGAAGCGGTAAAAACGAAGGCTATTCTCAACAACACGCCGCTGATCGTGGCGGATAGCAAGGGGCAACCCAAAAAAATCACTCCGGTTGAACTACTGATGGAGCGCATGAGCACAAACAAGCTGGCGGCATTGCTTTTATGCGCAGGCCTACTTTGCTCGTGCGCTAGCAGCGGTGTGAAGGTTGATCAGTCAGCTATGACGGAGTTTACCGCTGGCAAGTCCACCTGTGCCGATGTGCAGGCTAGGCTTGGGCCGCCGAACGTAATTCGTCCCAGCAACTCCGGGGATGACAGCAAGACCGTCTGGATTTACAGCTACGGCGCGGCGCAGGCGCATCCTGAGAATTTCATCCCTGTTGTCGGAGTATTTGCTGGCGGGTATGACACAGAAGCCACAGCGGCGGCATTTCGCTTCACCTCGAATTGCGTACTCGACGGCACTCGTTACGCCTCGATGAACATGGGTTCCGGCGCCAACATGGAAGGCGTTGCGCAGGCGAGGAAGGATACGAGGGATACGGAATGAGTTTGCCTTTGGATCATACTTCGGAGATTGAACGGCTCCAGCACGAGTTCCAGCGGCAACTGCGCGGGCGCAAGCTTACGCGTTCAGAGGCCATTGAGAAGGCGATTCGCAGTGAAACAACAGTCGGCATGCGCGCCTGCATCTCGGCGGAGTCAACGTTGTATAATGTGCGGGACTTGGAGGAGGTTTACGCTCCTGTTATCGAGCATATCAGAAGTAAATACCTCGATTTTATGGCGGAGCAATCCGCATGAGCGATAGACTACCCAAAATGGCAGCTTCCTTGCGTGAAGCAGCATTGGCAATTTGGTTCGGCATCGAGATTCATCCGCAAGACCAAAAATCACTGATCGATCATGGCTTTGCCGAACAAAAATCGTATGTCGGGCTGACCAGTAATGGCCTGAGCCTAGTCCGTGGTGAGATTGATACCGAAACCCGCCTCCCCACCGAGCGCCATATCACCGAGCGCAAGCCGCTGAGGAAGGGATGATGCGAACCATATCAACTAAATTGGCGCTGCTCCTCTGCATCCTGCTTCCCATGTCGGCCTCGGCCACGTCGCATGACATTGTTGAACTGCCGCTTGAGCATCGAGGCCGCATGCGATGAAAGGATGGTAATCCAGAGAGACGGTCTTTCCGTAAGGCCCGCGCTGATAGAGCGCGGAAACTGCCCGCTATCGAGCAAGGACAAATGACCGACACGCCCGGACATCATGCGTTGATCGAAAAAGCCATTCAGGAGCAGGTGTCAAACCTCGAGCATTTTGTAGCGCGATATCTTGCTGCAACTGGTGCGCGCATTGAGGACACTACTCTATGCCAACAAGCCGACCGTGAAACCGGCATCATACGCTATTGGTGCGAGCCGAAGACTTTTGTTATGGACGACGACATAAGTAGGGACTGCATGCTATACCTGAAACACCGGTTTGAAGCTCATCAAGTCCCACCCCTGGTCTTGCCGCCGGACAGCGTGATTGCGGATATTGTTGGGTACATACTTCGGATGGCAAGGGAATGACGAAGCGCATTATCATTATAGTTGTTGGCCTCTGCGCTTGCCTCATTGGCTACGGTGCGTGGCCTAACCATCTTGTCGCCGCTGAAAAGCAGGCGTGTGTAACCGCGATCTTAACTACCTATGGCAACCACAATTTTACCGTCGAGCAAGCTCGCGTGTTGCCGGAATGTGCGCCGTTGAATTTGCGCAGCTCGAAGCAACAGCAATGATCATCTCCGCCTTCGCCATGCCATACGACCCGCGCAATCCGCCGACCGAAGCAATGGTTCACAATGGATCTACCCACCCATTCCATGCTAAGTTGCGCAAAACGCTCGTTCTTCTGAAGTTTGCCGATGCCTATTTTGTTGTCGAAGGCCTCGGTGACGTAGACGATAGTCTTGCTGAGGTCAAAACGCACGCTGAGTATTACTACAACGAACACACCTGTCCGACGAACTTCGCACGGTGCTTCGAAGCCATTGTCCACAAGGGAGATTTCGATCCTCATGGCGTATTTCAGTTTGTAGATGTGGTCTGGATGACGTGTGACTACGAAGGTCGAGACGACAACGCCAAGGAGCTTTGGCTGAAGAAGGCGTTTCCGCAACTGGAAGATCAATGATATAGTTGAGCATGGCTGGCACCGAAATTCGCAATCCTGATGGCACTTATGCACTCGGCAATATCAGTAATCCCGAAGGCAAAAATGGCCATGCGCAGGGATGGCAGAAGTATGGCGACAGGATTATCAGGCTGTCCGAGAAATACACGACAGCCCAGATACTTGAGTATGCCGTAGATGACGTGAAAAGAACTACCGAGCTATCGTATTGGGATGCTGTTTGCATTTTGCACATGGCGCGCTCGATGGAAAGGCGGCTGACAGTTACGGACTCCGGGGCTGATCATGTTGGCAAAGAACGTGAGGCCATGCTGAGCCGTATCGAAGGCGCGCCTACTCAAGTTTTTGCAGGCGACAAAGACAATCCTTTAAGCTTCACTCTCAAATTCGGCTCTGATGCCAGAACTGACGTACCAAAGGCCGATACTTTACCTCAAACAGAGTGACGCATTTTTCAACGATAAGCGTTACAGCTTGTGCGAGGCGACCACGAAGGCAGGCAAGACCGCTGGCGGCATGGCGTGGATCGTTGAGCGATCGCTTCGCGGAATGCCAGGGCAAAAGCGGTGGTGGGTTGCTCCCGTCTATTCTCAAGCGAAAATGGTCTACAACCGCATCAAGCGCGGGTTGCCGGGCGAGCTGATCAGAACGCATGATACTGACCTCTGGATCGAGCTGCCAAACGAGACGCGGCTTGAGTTTCGGTCTGGTGAAAAGCCGGACAATCTCTACGGCGAAGACGTTTACGATGCGATAATCGATGAAGCCAGCCGTCTTCGCGAAGAAGCATGGCACGCGGTTCGTTCAACCTTGACTGCCACGCGCGGACATATCCGCATGATCGGCAACGTCCGCGGGCGGCAAAACTGGTTCTTCAAAATGGCCCGGCTCGCCGAGGCTGGTGATCCGGACATGCATTACAGCAAAATCATTGCTGCTGATGCAGTCGCGGCTGGTGTGATTTCTGCGCAAGAGGTTGATGATGCAAGGCGCATCCTGCCGGAACAGGTGTTTCGCGAGCTGTATGAGGCAATCCCTTCGGATGACGGTGGAAATCCGTTTGGTCTCTCGGCAATCAAACATTGCATCAAGCCGCTGTCCAAGCTGGCACCAAAATGGTGGGGCTGGGATCTAGCAAAAAAGAACGATTGGTGCGTTGGCATTGGTCTCGACATCAACGGCGATGTTGCAGCATTTCATCGCTGGCAAAAGCCGTGGATGGAAACCATCGAGCTTATCAAGTCGATTACCGGTACGGGTTGTCCAGCTTACGCCGATTCAACCGGTGTTGGCGATCCTATTGTGGAAGCCATTCAACGAACGCATCCGAACATCGAAGGCTATCATTTTACAGCGCCAAGCAAGCAGCAATTGATGGAAGGGCTGGCGGTCGCCATTCAGCAAGAAGCTGTCGGATATCCGGATGGGCCTATCGTGGTCGAACTGGAGCAATTCGAATACGAATATACGCGCACTGGCTGCAGATATTCTGCTCCTGAAGGCCTTCATGACGATTGTGTTTGCGCTCTTGCTCTTGCTCAGCGTCGAAGGGCGCTTCCATCCGTTGGCGATAATATCCTGCAGTATTGGGCGCAGCGCGATGCGGAAGAAAAAGCCAAGCAGGCGAAGGTCTAAAATCCCGCTGGTACTGTTTCTTGCGTTATGATAAAAACATGGCAACGCGCACCAGCTCCCAAAGGATGCCAGCATCATGACGAACTATTTCAAAGTCCCCGCAGGCAATAACTCAACCGAATTCGCTTGCAAATCAGGAAACGTCTACGCTCCCGTGAATGGCATCGTCAGCGCCGTCGCCATGCAGGACGTGCTCGATATCCTTGAAATGGGCCTTCGCCCCGTTGCCGGTCCATCAACTGGTTCACGTCTTTCGTGGATAGCAAGCCGCTTCTACACCGGTCTTTCAGGCCTTACCCCGGCAACCCTTCTGACCGTTGCATCCACCATTTACGCCTATCCGATTTACATTCCCGGCAACGTGGCACTTCAGTCACTCAGCATCGATGTCACGACCGGCCAGACAGGCGGCAAGGTTCGCGCCGGTCTCTACACCGACGTTGCAGGAACGCCAACAGCCTTAGTGGCAGGATCTGACACTGGCGACCTCGCTGGCACCGGCACTGCCGTCGTCGGCTCAAGCGCTATCGCTCTGAGCATTCCGGAAGGCTGGTATTGGGTGGCGTCAACTGCTTCGGCATCCTCCACCATGCCGACAGTTGAGTCGACCACGGCGAACGCCGCGCTCGAACTCAGCCGCGATCTTGGCTTTGACACTGCCGCACATGCGTTTGCCACATCGGCTCAGTTCCTTGGCGGTGTATCGGCTGCATTTACCTACGCTGCGCTCCCGGCAACCTTCCCCACGGCAAGCTATGCCTTGGGCTTGGGTGCCACGGTTCCGCTGGTGGTGATCGGCACCTAACCGGGTGCCCCGTGAGGGTCAATGGTTAGTTTTGAAGTTCCGAAGCCGCCACTAGGCTTTTTCGAGCGTGCGCGCGAGTCGCTCAGGCTTGCCTCCGCCTTCTTCAAAGGCGACCGCACGACGATCCGTAATATCACATCAGAAACCGTATTCTCCCCCAACCAGCCGCTTGTTCCATACCTGCCCGGCATCGTTGGCCGTACTTGGGACTATCCCACAGCCATCAACCTGCAGTTCCAGCCGGACTCATTCGGACGCATCCGCTTCCATGAGCTGCGTGGCGTGGCCCGCCAGTGCGAGATCATGCGCATCGTCATTCAGATGGTCAAAGATCAGATATGCGCGTTTGACTGGCAAATTGTTCCCAAGGAAGACAGCGAAGCCGATCCCGAAGACCCACGCGTTGAGGAGATAACCAGGTTCTTCCGCAAGCCCGACAAGATCAACCCATGGGATACCTGGCTGCGCATGCTGCTGGATGATTTCCTGGTTCTGGATGCGGTCTCGATCTACAGGCCAAAGGACCAACTCGGCAGGCCGTATGCATTTGAGTTGTTCGACTCGGCGCGTATCAAGGTCCTGATCGACGCCAACGGCAGAAGGCCGCAAGACCCCGATCCTGCTTACCAACAGATAATCAAAGGTTCTCCGCGAGCAGATTATACGACCGATGAAATGCTTTACATGTCGCGCAACATCACGACGGACTATCCGATACGCGGGATTTCGGCAGTCGAGAACGTGATCGTCACCGGGCAAACTATTATCGAACGGCAAAAGGGCCAGCTTCAGTTTTTCACTGAAGGAACACTGCCCGACAGCTACGCCAAGATGCCCGAAGGCATGACAACGGACGCGATCAAGGCGTTCGAGGAAAGGTTCAACGATCTGCTTCGTGGCAACACGGCCATGCGCCGCGGCACGCCGTTCCTGCCTTCGGGAGCCGAGATCGTTCCCCTCAAGCAAACCGAGCTGAAAAGCGATGCCGATGAATGGTTCGCCCGGATCGTCTGTTCTTGCTTTGGCGTTCCGCCTACCGCTTTCATCAAGCAGATGAACAGGTCGACCAGCGAGTCAGATGCCGACCGTGGCAAGGAAGATGGTCAGTTTCCCAAGATGCAGTATGTGAAACTGATCGTGGATGAGCTGATCGGGGACTTCGGCGACGAGTATGCCGATAATTTCGAGTTCTCATGGCGCGAGGGCGCACATGCCGATCCCAAGGTTCAGGCGGATGTCATCACCGAATACGTGAAGGCCGGCGTGAAGACCATCAACGAAGGCCGCAACGATCTCGGCCTCGATCCGATCACTGGCGGCGACGATCCCATGGCGCTCACCCCGACAGGCTACGTTCCGCTGGACAGCTTCGAGCAGCAGCAGCAGATGCAGCAGCAGAACATGCAGGCCCAGGCGGAAGCCAGGGCGGCGCAGACAGCGGCGCTGGCCCAGCAGAAGCCGGGGCAAACAAATGAACCGACCGCTGGGGGAAAAGGCGCTCAGGGAGCCTCCAAGCCCAATGACGACGATAAACCAGCAAACAAGTTGTTGGGAAAGGCGGTGAGGCATAAGCCGCTCCCTTTTCACCGTCCTATCGTCGAGCAGACCGAACCGCAGCTAGTGGCGAAAATACACCACATTCTGGAAAAAACTGCTGCCCAAGTGGTGAGGCAACTGAAAGGCCATCACTGGAAACTGGCGAAGGATGATAGCGGCGATGTGGATGACGCTGCTGAAGCTGCCGCCGTTGCAGGGTCTCTCGACCTCTCTGGCCTTGATGCGCTGATCGATGCCACGCCCGAATACCTTGATCGCATCGCGGCGGACAGTGGCAAGCAAGCTCTGGCCACGCTCGGCGTCTTCGATCAAAGCGATTTGGTGAATCAGGTCAATCAATTCAGCCTTTCCTTCGCCCGCCAACGCGCGGCTGAGATGGTGGGAAAGAAGTGGGTGGACGGAGAGTTGGTCGACAACCCTAATGCGGACTGGGTGATCTCTGACGCTACCCGCGATGAGCTGCGTGATATAATCGGCGATATTTATTCAGGCGATCTCAATCCATCCGATTTGCAGGATACCATCCAAAATGCCGGAGCATTCAGCGAAGACAGGGCCAAGCTGATTGCCAGAACAGAATTGCAGAATGCAAATGCACAAGGGACTCTTGCTGGGTTCAAGGCTGCTCGGGATACGGGTATTAAGGTCTTGAAAAGTTGGTATCCCGATGAAACAGCTTGTGAAATTTGTCTCGAAAATGCAGATGACGGTGATATTGATTTGGATTCTGATTTCAGTAGTGGAGACGATGCTCCCCCCGCGCATCCCGCGTGCGGGTGTTCAATAATTTCTGTGACGGATAGTAGTGACGGCGACGAAGAAAGTGACGCCGAAGAATAGTGCTTGAATGAAAAGCGCCGCATGTTTATAATGCAGCGCTAATCACGGAGCGAAGTTACTAGCTTCCTCGTGCGGGCTGATTGCGCAGCCGATGGTCTTTGTATCAGGTGCGCACTCGAATGTTCAAGTCCTCCGGCAAGATCACCTTCCCCAAAAATTCCCAGCTTAACCTTTTCGTGAGGTCAGCATGACCGCGTTGCCCATCTTCTTTGCCCTGCGCAAAGTTGACGAAGAAAAGCGTCTTGTCTCCGGCATTGCTACCGCAGAAGTTTTGGATAAGAGCGGCGAAGTCTGCGATTACGAATCAACAAAACCTTATTATCAGAAATGGTCTGACGGCTTCAAGAAAGCCACCAACGGCAAGTCCCTTGGCAACGTGCGCATCATGCACCAGCCTGAAGTCGCCGGTAAGCTTACGGACATTCAGTTTAACGATGCAGAAAAGAGCATCGAGATCACCGCCAAAATCGTTGATGACAATTGCTGGAAGATGGTTCTCGACGGGTGTTATTCGGGGTTTTCACAAGGCGGAGAGTATGTCGACAAGTGGCAAGAGGGCGACGTAACCCATTACACTGCCAATCCCGCCGAAGTTTCCATCGTCGATAATCCCTGTGTGACTGAAGCGACTTTTGAAATCGTCAAAGCCGATGGCGCTGTCGAAATGCGCAAATTCCACACCAAGGAAGATGCAAAGCCGGAAGTTAACAAGGATGAGCCAAAGGTTCCATCGAACAAAACCGATCCTGAGGTAACGCAGGGCTGGCAAGCCAAAGACGGCTCTTTCCACAAGTCGAAAGCAGACGCGCTCAAGCACAATCAAGCGGTGGAGGCTCAGGCTTTGGTGAAAGCGGCAACAGCCGAGGTCGATAAGCTGCTCGGCGATATCAATGAAAAGATCGATTCGAAAATCGAAAGCGATATTTACTGGAAACGCGATTTCTCGGACGACGAACGCTCGAAGATGGCTGAGTCGGGAGAAGCAATGGAAGATGGCAGCTTCCCAATAAAATCCGAACAGGATTTGAAGAACGCTATCCGTGCCGTTGGCCGTGCCAAAGACCCGGCGAAGGCAAAGGATCACATCAAAACCCGCGCCAAGGCCCTCGGCCTCGAAAGCCTAGTACCAGATGACTGGAAGATGGCAAAGCGCAGCGGTCTTAAGATCACAAAAGACCTGCATACTGTCGCTCGCGCTGCTTGCCTCGCCCAAGAACTCGAATGGCTGCAACAGTGCGTTGCCGCCGAAGAGGCTTGGGAAGAGGACAAGGATTCGGATGCCCCTGATCATCTCACTTCGATCATCAAGGAAGTGCTGGCGTTCCTCGTGACATACACTGAAGAGGAATGTAGCGAGATTGTCGAAGATCACGGCGGCACTGGCATCGAAGCGGCTCTCGAGGCTGCCGCCGGAATGCCAGTCCACCATGCCCGCGCAATCGGGAAGCATCTGAAAGCCGGTAAGCTTTTGGATGCCGTGAAGAAGGTTAGCGAGCCTGGCGATGGAAGTGCAGATGGCGAAAAGCCGCACGCGGATCGCGTGAAAGCCATCCACAAGGCCGCTGGCCGCGTGATGCAGCATTGCATGAAGGCCATGCATGAAATGCACGATGATGGCGAGGTGACGAAAGCCGTTCCCGAAGCATCGGATCACGTCAAAAAGGCCCATGCCGCTGGCAACGAGATCATGCAGCACTGCATGAAGATGGGATCGAAGATCGAGCCAGACGAAGCCGACGCGGAAAAGGCAATGCATTCAGAAGAGCTCGCGAAATCGCAAGCCATGAATACAGCGCTTACCAAGACAATCACAGGATTGACCGGCAAGCTTCAGGAAGTCCTGAAGCGGGTCGATCATCTGGAAAGAAAACCGGCAGTGCTGAAAGGCATGCCGTTTGATGTAACCGGTCACGAGGCGCAATCCGGTACCGCGCCCGTCGAGACTAACTCCAACCCATACGAGGCATTGCGTTTGTCGCCGGAGCACGAACGCCGCCTTGCACATAACGCTAGATAGGAGAAGTCTCGATGTCCGAACAATTGACCGCAGACCAGCTGGAAGCACGCGGCTTTATCCCGCGCAGCGCATCGGCAGGCCTCAAGAAAGAGTTGGAAGGCGCGATTGCTCCCTTCAACAAATCCATCGCCAACGGCTCGTTCCGTATGATGGAAGTCGACAAGCATATCCCCGGTGTTTTCCGCCTTGAAGAAACGCCGGAGAACAAGGCCCTTCGTCACAACATGATGAAGGCCGTGCTTCGCGAACGCTTCGGCGCATGGGTTTCCAACAAGGGCATGAATGCCGACGCGGTCCGCAAGGGCTTCATCGGAGTTGCCTCGAACATCACCCCGTATGATTTGCAGGCTCCGGCCAAGCAGCTCGTGCCATGGCTCTATCCGCTCCGCGAGGCACTCCCCCGCGTTGCGCGTACTTCCCCTGGTGCAACGGCACACTGGAAATCGTTCACAACCGCCGCCGGCAGCTATAGTCGCGGCACACTCCCGGCGATGCCATGGGTGAACGAAGGTCAGCGTGCTCCGCAGATCAGCCTCACCGCTCTCGATGCGAGCGCCAACTATGTGACGCTCGGCCGCGAAGGCAGCGTGTCGTTCGAAGCCGAATCATCCTCGGTGGGCTTCGATGACGCGATGGCGCTTGAGCATTTCTTCACGCTGGAAAGCGTGATGGCAATGGAAGAGGACTCGCTCCTTGGCGGCAACAGTTCGCTGGCTCTCGGCACCACGAATACGCCGACGAACGTAGCATCCGGAAGCGGCAGCTTCACCGGCAGCTTCTATATCGGCTGCGTAGCGTTGACCTACGAAGGTTATCGCAACTTCATCCTGCGCAATGGGTTCTCAAGCTCTGGCGTACCTTTGGTTACGTCAGGCCTGGCGCCTCAGCAGCAGGTTTCGGTTGTGACGCCCGACAGCAAGACGATGACGACGAACGGCGGTTGCGCCCAGAAGTCGGCAATCTCGTCTGTTGTTTCTCCGTCCAGCAGCCTCACCGTAACTTCTTCGGTGACACCGAAGAACGGCGAAGTGGCGTATCTCTGGTATGTAGGCACAAGCAACAGCGCCGCGGCGATGTATCTTGTGGCTCTTACCACGGTTCCGCAATTTGCCTTCACGTCCGATCCGACAACGGGCCACACGACCAACGAAGCGTATTCTGCTCTTACGGCCACGGATTTCTCGCAGAATAACGGCACGGCTGGCGGTGGAACCAATCAGGTCAAGGCGTTCGACGGTTTGCTCACGCAAGCGTGGAACAACACCAACCTGTCACCGCAAAACGCTTATGTGAACAACATGGCGGGTGGTTTGCTCACCACCTCCGGCAAGGGCAACGTCGATCAGATCGACGCCATGCTTGTCCAGATGTGGAACCTGTACAAGGTCACAGTTGATGTGATCTGGTGCAACGCGCAGGAACTGGCAAACATCACAAGCCGCGTGCTCAACGGATCAAGCGCTCCGTTGCTGCGGGCGATGACGGATGGAGACGGTTTCGATATTACGGGTTACGGTGTGATCTCGTTCTATCACAACCCGTATATCCCCGGCGGACGGAAGATTCCTATCATCATCCATCCGACGATCCCGCCCGGCACGTTGCTGGCCTTCGCGAAGTCGCTGCCGAACTACTACAAGAGCAATTCGACGCCTAACGTTGCCGAAGTGCTCACGCGCCGTGATTACTACGCACAAGACTGGCCTATCGTCACACGCGAATACCAGTATGGAGTGTACACGGAAGAGCTGCTGGCGCTGTATGCGCCATTTGCCGTTGGGATAATAACTGGAATAGGAAATGGCTGAAGTTAAACAATAGGTTACTCCATCTCGCTTGTACTATCCGTTGTGTTGTCGTAATTTACACGCCTCACAACGGATAGGAGGCGCGATGGATAGAAGAGAAGAGTTATTTTGGAAGCGTGTAGACAAGAACGGGCCTAATGGTTGTTGGCTTTGGTTGAATGAACTGTGCGGTAAAATGCACGGTCATACGATTTACAAAGGCTGGAGAACGCAGGCGCATCGGGTCGCATGGTTTCTGAAAAATGGAGTAATTCCGGATGGAATGTGCGTTCTTCACAAGTGCGATAATGGGAGATGCGTCAACCCTGACCATCTCTTCCTGGGCACCCAACAAGATAATATTGCCGACATGCGGCGGAAATGCCGTGGGTATGTTTTTCCCCTATTACAGGGGGAAGATCATGGGCGCGCTAAAATCAAGTCGGGCGATGTTCGCAAAATCCGTGAACTTTACGCATCTGGATGTATGTCTCAGAACGACCTTGCAGACTTGTATGGAGTTGGTCAGTCGCAGATTGCCCGCATTATCCATCGAGAAAGCTGGAAGCACGTTGAGTGAATTGGTGAGAACTTCTTAGTGGGGAAGATAGCCCGATCCGGTGAAAGTCGGGTCGGGCTTTATCTTAAGAATTGGAGACAAAATGTTCAGAATGCGCTGTCCGAAATGTGATCGAGAGATCAAGATCGATCATCTCTCCGAAGCCAAAACCCGCTGCTGCCCTAAATGCGGCGTCTTGGCTGTTCTTATACACGATCCGAAGCCCCGTCCCGTGCCAGAGGAAGTAATCGCTCCTGTCGTGGCCGAGAAACCGGCCGTTGTGGAAGACGACAACAAGAAATTAAAGTCAAAGGAAACCTAAAACGCGCCATTGGCGCAGAATTGGCTTGACTATGAAGCTCGGATACGCCGCCCTTGCATTGGGCATCATTTTAAGTGGCCAAGCATTTGCTGGACAGGTTCCTAACTATCCAAGCGGCGGCAATTTGCAGGCTGGCGACGTTACCTACATCGTCCGCAGCAATACCAGCATGTATGGCACCGTTGCGGTTGGAAGCTCGACGGTTCCAGGTCTTCTCGAATGCGGCTCCGGCACGTCCTGCTCTGGAGGCATTATTACTGTCACTGGCGGTGGTGGTAGCGGTATTACGGCACTTACCGGCGATGTCACGGCCAGCGGCACCGGGTCTGTCGCGGCGACGGTAGCTGCAATCAACGGCGCCTCCCTTGGCACAACGACCGCGACCGCCGGGAATATTCTTATCGGATCTGGCACATCATGGGGAACCCATGCGGTCAGCGGCGATTGCACTCTCGCTTCAAGTGGATCGCTAACCTGCACGAAGTCAAATGGAGCAAATTTTGCTCCTTCGGCAACAACCGACACCACGAACGCTACCAATATCGCAAGCGGTACACTGAGCGCAGCACGACTGCCGACCACGGCTGTTACCCCCGCCAGTTATACGAACACGAATCTCACGGTCGACTCGAATGGCCGTATCACGGCCGCATCGAACGGCGCGGCTGGCGGCAGCATCTCTCTGACGACGACGGGCACGACCGGCGCAGCCGTTCTCACTGGCGGAAATGCTCTGAACATTCCTCAATATCAAGGGCAGCTAACGCTCACGACCACGGGAACGTCAGGCGCTGCGGTGCTGTCCGGAAATTCATTGAACATTCCGCAATATACCGGTGGTGGCGGAAGCGGCACGGTCAACAGCGGCACGACACCCGATCTATCCTATTATGCATCCAGCACGTCAGCGGTCAGCGATGCTACGGGCCTGCAATATAACGCCACCACCAAAGGCCTTAACTTAAACGGCGGCAATGGCCTGTCGTTGCCGGATAACGGAGTTGATACTACGGGCGTTTCCATCGGTGCATCTGCTCTTTTAAATCAAACCACAACTGGTTTGTTCAATACAGCCATTGGCGCAAGCGCACTGGCTACGCTTACGACGGCTGCACAAAACACTGCGATTGGTTATCAGGCTCTTACACTTTCCACATCCACTAATAATACTGCCATTGGCTACCAGGCTGGCTCCGCTTTAACGGTAGGATATCTTGATACCTTTATCGGCTATCAGGCTGGAAACACCGCTGTTTCCGGCTTTCAGAATGTGCTTATTGGGGGCGGCGCCAATCTTACAGCCAACAACTGTTTTTTAACCGTAGCAATAGGGCAGGGCGCTTATGGCTGCAGCGGAGACGTATCGATAGGTCAGGGCGTTCAAAGTTCTTCTCATAATAGTAGCGGTGGCGGGAATGCTGGTATAGGCAATCTTGCCCTTCAGGCTTTAACCGGAGGGGCAACTAATAATACGGCCCTCGGTTTTCATGCCGGACAAACCATTACGACGGGTTCCCACAATGTGGCTATAGGCGAATCCGCATTTAGTGTTGGCGCTCTTACTGGAAGCTTCAATGTGGGAGTTGGCAATAACTCCGCCGCCTCCATCACTTCGGGGGCAAGTAATACGATTGTTGGCGCTTTTGCTGGCAACCATATAACGACCGGTAGCTCAAATCTCATCCTTGGCCAAAATGTAGCTAACGTAACGCTTCTGACTGGATCAAATAATATTCTGCTCGGCACCACGACTGGAGTTGATACGCCTGCCTCGGGTACATCCAATTACCTTAATATTGGCAATGCTGTGATCGCTTCTTTGAGTGCCCCCACGATCAGCAGCGGCTTTGGGACTTCTCCATCGGTTGCCAGCGGGTCAAGCAGCACGACATTTACGGTCAACGTGGGAACTGGCGGCTCTGCAACATCAGGCGTTGTTGCATTCGGTGTGGCTGCTCCTCACGGTTATGCCTGCAACGTGGTTGACTCGACCAGTGTGGGAACACTTGTGACGGCCTCAGTTCCTACATCGGCATCAACCGTGACGTGGACAAGCTATAGCCGCACCACTGGCACATCAACAGCATGGAATGCTTCTGATCTCCTGGTGGCGCAATGCAATGGCTACTGAGGCTAACATTCGTCTTATTCATAGGCCTTTGCCAAGTCACGCCCTGCTTCGCAGCGAAAGTCACAGACTATCCTGACGGTGGCCCAGTCCAGGACGGTGATATAACCTATATCGTCCGCGGCGGTGTTGATGGTGACAGCCTTCAGGGAACCATCACTCTCGGCAGCACTATCACGGCAGGCATCCTGCAATGCGGTAACACAGTCGATTGCACGAATGGCGTTTTAAACGTCACGACCACAGGCGTTCTTCCTCCCGCTGCTGCAAATACTGTCGTCGCCGGGCCATTAAATGGCTCGCCTGCTGTTCCTGCTGCGCGCGCATTGGTAGGTAACGACTTACCGTTCCCCAGTGCAGTTTCTATCGGCGGCGTTGAAAGCATATCCCCCATTTCTCATAACTGGATCAGATCCATATCAACTCTTGGCGTTCCCTCGCTGTCACAGCCCTCATTCGCTGATATCAGCGGTGTTGCCACGCTTGGGCAATTGCCGTCAATCAGCTTCTCTAATTTGACGAGCAACATATCGATAAGTCAGATGAATAGTGGCACGGGCGCATCCTCGTCTACGTTCTGGCGCGGCGATGGGACATGGGCAGTTCCGCCGGGAGGGGGCGGTGGTTCTGCCGTTTCCTCATTGACGAGCGCGACAGGAGTCAATTCCATTGATAATGCTGGCAATGCTCAGACATGGACATGGAATAGTCTGACGACACAGACAGCCTTTACGCTGAGTTCAAGCTCGATCACCAACGGCAATATCCTGAGCCTGCAGAACTCGGCAGCATCGGCAACATCAACCGGGAAAGTGCTTAGCCTTTCAGATGCCACTACGGGGTCTGGTTATGGCGTTTATAGCGTGATGAGCGGGTTGGCCAATACCGGCTATGCCGGATATTTCTCTAATACAGATACGGGAGCCGTTAATTATGCGCTATATGCAGCGAATTCATCGCCGAGTGGCTATGCCGGCTATTTTGCGGGGAATGTTGGCGGAACATTTAATCTACCCGTGACCAACGGCGGCAATGGTTGGTTTGTTGGCCCTGCGACAGGTGCCATTAATCCCAATTCCAAACTTGCCGGAATTGTCGGTCGCGCAACATGGGATCAGTCACGAAAAGGTGCATCCCCATTCATTAGCTCGATGACGAATAATACGCCGGTTTTTGCTGGTGGATTCACTAAGATGTTATCCGGATATGCGGGGAATTGCTGCAAAGTTATTCGCGCAAGCGATAGCGCTCAGTTAGACATCCCGTTTTTAGCTGATGGAATTGTGGACACGAATTTGATGAAAATCTTTGCGGGTTCATCAACGCTCAAATTGGTTACGTGGTATGATCAGTCTGGTAACGGCAGCGATGCCACGCAGGCAACGGACAGCAATCGCGGTTTGCTTGATCTGAACACTCTCAAAAATGGCGCTCCCTCACTTGCCGGTGGCGTATATGATCTTCCTGTCGGCGTAGTAATAACAAGTACGAAAAATGCCTCGGCCTGGTCAGTTGTCGGCAATATGTCTCTAAGATTAACTAATATTCCCTTCATGTTGGGAACGGGTGGATTTGGGCTTCAGCTTGGTCCCTTTGGCACTGTTTCATCATCATCGATAATAAACGGGACACAGACTGGCTTCGGAACGGCACAATCCCTTCCAAATGAAAATGGTGTTGCTGTCGGCCTTAATTCCACAACGAGTGCAGTGACATATTATAGAAATAATTATTCTGTCAGCCTCGGTGCGGCAACATCTGCCACAACAACCGGGGGCCAGTGGAATTATGGGGGATCGAGTTTTGGCGGAACAAATCAAAGTGATACTTATGCAATGGTTGCGTTTAACGCCGGTCTTAGTGCCTCCGATGCAGCAATGATGGAATACGGTCTTTCACAGAGTTATTCTATCCCGATTGCGCCAAAAGCCAGCGTCATTATTCAGGGTGACAGCATTACAGTTGGTGCTGGCGGTCCTACCTCATATTGGTGGAATTATACGAAAAATCTAAACGAGTATATAGGCGATCAGATTTCGGTTCTTACGTTTGGCGCAAGCGGCCAAACGCTTCAAGGCATGGTGAGTGAAACGACCACTTATGAAACGCCAACATTCAAAACGGGTATCCCAAATATTATCATTATGGCGGGTGGGATTAACGATATTGAATTTGGCGGAGCAAGTGCCGCCACTCTGGAGGCCAGCATCACCTCATGGGCCTCGACTGTGCATACAGCGGGTTTTATTGCTGGTATGGTGACGTTATATAACCGCTGTGTGACGGGAGGTTACACATCCGGCATGGACACACAGGCCAGACTTTTAAATACGTGGATTTTGCAAAATAGCGGATCAGGGAAAACTCTCGACTTTGCTGTCGATGTTAATCTGGAGCCAACATTTAACCCATGCTGGAATGTACCCAATGATAGCGCGGATAATCTGCATCCATCCATTCAGGGTTATGGAAAAGTAGCTCCGCTCTTTGCCCAGCAAATCTCGAATGTACTTTACGGGATGATCCCATGAGATCTTGTCAATTAAGGTCATGATTTTAACCTCTCTCCCAAACGTCAAAAGCTGGCTCGGTCTGACAACCACGACAGACGATAAGATGCTGTTGCGCATGATCAATGACGCCAGCCGCATGATCATGAATTACCTACAGCGCGCCGAACTCGGTCATACCACAGTCATCGAAACGGTGAGTGGGCGCGGTGAACGCAGGCTGCAGATGCGCAACTGGCCGGTTCTGGAAGTGAATGCCTTATCCATCAATGGCGTGACCATACCCGCCAGCAGCGTTTCAACGAGCTACGGCTACTACCTTGAGCAGGTCTATGGTGGGCTCGCCGGAAGACCCCAGAACCTCGCCATCATTGGGGGGATTGGCCTTGGTGGTGGCGTTGCATCATACGGTGCCGGACTGGTCGGCTTCTCGCCTTACGCAGGATATGGCGGAAGCCAGGGGCCGTTCGTGCGAGGCTATGGCAATATCTCGGTCAACTACACTTATGGATATGCTGCGCTAAACGAGCCTCAGGTGATCCCATCCTTCTTTCTGCTCGATCAGGCAGGCAAGGTTATCCTTGACCAGAATGGCTACCCCTTGGTTGACCAGAGTGCGGTGGTACTGGCTCCGCCGCAACCTATTCTCGACCAGAACGGCAACCCAATTCTGGATCAGAGCGGGGCGCAGCAAATGGGCCAGCCGCTGCTCGATCAGAGCGGCAATCCGATCCTTGATCAAAGCGGTAATCCATTGATGGATCAAAGCGGCATTGTCTATATCGGCGGCGAGCCTCTTATGGATCAAGGAATTATCGACATTACTCCAACTGTTACGCCGCTCTCTGCCTTCGGATCATGGAGTGGCGATGTCGGAGTCTACTATCAGAACAGCAACGTGCCTGAGGATATCGAGGATCAAAGCGGAGATGCATTGCAAGATCAGGACGGAGATGTGCTGCTCGATCAGGGTATTAATATCGGTGGAGGAGCGCTGGTAGCCGTCAAAGCCAATCCGCAGAAAGGGCAATATGTTCCGCCTTGCGTGACCGGCGATACGCCGAGGCTTTACTATGAATTCTCACAAGCAGACGCCGGAATTCCGGTATTCATCAATTATAACTACGTTCCTTACGATGTTGAGCAGGCCTGCATTGAACTGGTTGCTGAGCGCTATCGCTATAAATCACGCATCGGGCAGGTAAGCCAGAGCCTGGGAGGTCAGGAAACATCGTCCTACACCATTGTGGCCATGACGGACCCGATCAAGGAACGCCTCGCCCCCTACCGCCTGGAATGGACGGGTTGAGATGTTGAATGTTACCATTACGGGCGACACGGAAGTCATCGCCAAGTTCAACGCCATGCCGGAGAAAATCCACCGGGCGTTGGTGCTAGAGGTGACAAAACTCGCCCTTGATCTGCAGCGTCATGTGGTGGTTGATAAGCTAAGCGGGCAGGTGCTCAACAAGATCACCGGCAGGCTGCAATCCTCGATCCAGCATGACGTGCAGGACAGCGGAACTTCCGTTATTGGCCGGGTTTATGCAAACACATCTACTGCACCATATGCAGGGGCGCAGGAGTTCGGTGCGATCATCCCAGACAGGTATCCGGTTTCAGGAAAAGCAATGCACTGGAAATCTGGTGGACAGGACGTTTTCGCCAAGTTTGCCCGCGGATTTACGCTTCCCGAGAGATCATACCTCCGCTCGTCGCTTACTGATTACAGGGATATTATCATCGATGGCATGGCAACAGCGGTTAATAACGCTATAATGGATAAATGATGCTGCCAACTCCTGAATTTATTAGAGCCACATTCGACTACTTTTGCGAAACCGGGGATTTGTTCTGGAAGGAAAGGCCTGTTACCAATTGGCAGATGAAGTCGTGGAATAATAAATATGCCGGTAAAAAGGCCGGGAGTATGGATGCAAAGGGATATTGGGTGATAAAAATTAACGGAAGGGCCTATAAGGCGCACCGCATAGGCTGGTGTCATTTTCATGGGGCATGGCCCGAAGGTGACTTGGATCACAAAAATGGGTTCCGCGCACGGACCAATATCGCCGAGCTGCGAACAGCAACCGATTACCAAAATTCTCTGAATAGGAAGATCGGTTCTAATAATACCAGTGGTTTTAAGGGGGTTAGTTTCAATAAGAGAGCTGGGAAATATATGGTCCAAATTAACTATAACGGCAAAAGGCGTCATCTCGGATATTACGATGATATCATTCTAGCATCCCTCGTTTACAGCGAAGCTGCACATAAATACCACGGCAAATTTGCGAGGATTGCTTGAACTCGCCAACTCGCGAAGAGGTAGCGGTCGCTCTGTTCGCCCTGCTTAAAGTCGTACCCGGCATAAACTATTCCAGCCGCCGTCCTGCTCTTTGGGACAACTCGGTTGCCATGCCTGCGCTCTATATGGGCAATCCCGAGGAAAACTACGTTTATCCGAACGGCACGGCTACGCCGCCCATGATCACGCTGGATTTCGATATTTTCCTCTACATCAACGCAGGCCAAGACCCGAATGTGACGCCGGACACCCAAATGAATACGCTTCTGGATGCTATCGAGCTAGCCGTAGCCGGGCCGGGGGCGAACGCCTTCGTCCAAACGCTGGGCGGCGTTGTGAACCACGTTTGGATAGATGGCCCTATCCACCGTGCGCCGGGATACCTGAACGGGCAGGGCATGGCGCTCTTTACCCTCCGAGCTTTAGTGCCGTGGGGAGGCCCTTAACGTGCTTGTACAGGACGCGGCATTCTGGTAATTTGCAACAGGGGCTTACTAGGCCCCTGTAAGCTGATTGCGCAGCGGAGTTCGGGAGACTTCGATGAGTTCATTGGCCTATAACTTCGCCTCCGGCAGCATGTATGCCGTCCGCACCGATGCCGCCGCAGGTGCTACCCCAACAGCCGTTAAATTCGGTGTTCTGCAAAAAGCAGAAATCAAATTCGCAGGCCAGAATAAGGAATTGCACGGCCAGTATCAGTTCCCGCAAGATGTGGCGCGCGGCCCGGTTAAGGTCACAGGCAAAGCCACTTCAGCCCAGATTTTCTCAAGCTATTTCGATCTCTTTTTCGGTGAAGGTGTCACCTCTGCCACAGCTCTCCTCGTGGCCGTTGGCGAAGCAGGAACTATTCCCGGAAGCAGCACTTATACCGTTACCGTCACGCATTCCGCCACCTTTACCCAAGACCTTGGCGTGATCTATGCCTCCTCCGGTATCCCCTTTGTGCGCGTGGCTTCTCTTACTGCCGTTGGGCAATATACGGTCTCTGCTGGCGTCTATACCTTCTTCTCCGGCGATGCATCGGTAGCCGTTCAAATCAGCTATGAATATACTGCTACATCGGCGAACGAGCTTGTCCTCACCAATCAGTTGATGGGAACAACGCCCACCTTCCTGATGGTTCTGGCGACCACATACAAGGGCAACGTGTTCAACATGCATCTCAATCAATGCGTGTCTCAAAACCTCACGATGCCGGTCAGCAATCAAGAATACTCGATCTTTGATTTCGATTTTGAGGCCTATACCGACGCCTCCAACAATCTGGGCAAGATTACACTGTCACAATAATGGATAAGCCGAGAACCGCCGAAGTCCACAACCTTATGAATGGCAAGGGCCATTATGAGTACAGGGCAGGTCGTGCCGCGGTGCCAGCGCCAAAGTTTATTGCGGATCAGGCGCATGACCTGATTGTTCGCATCGACCGCGGCGAGATCAGCGAGGACATCCTGCAGGAGTGCCGCACGTTTTTACTGAGAGTTAGAAAGGCAATGGGTTATGAGTGAAGACACACCAAAAGTAACAATCGACGGTAAGGAATATGCGGTTCCCGCATTGGTTCCCAAGCAACTGAAATACGTCATGCCTGATCTGATGCAGGTCATGCCTGTAATGCTGAAGACAGCGGAAGCGCTCAAGACAGGCGAACCTTCCCCCCTCAAGACCGAGCATTTCGAGCAGCTTCTCAAGGTGGTCTATTGGGGCGTGATCTGGCCAAATGATCCGGAGCGCAACTCACCTAAAGGCACGGCAATCAAGTTTGCCGATCTCGAAAACATGAACATTTCCTTCGGCGACATGATGGCAATCGCGCGTGTCGTGCAGAAACAAACGGGCCTGTTTGTGGCCGCGCCGTCATCGGAGGGCGGCATCACGGGGGAAGCGCAGCCGAGCAGCTAGCGGCGCTCGACTGGGACGAAATTATCGCCGAGTTCTCCTATTGCCTCGGCAGGCCATGGGAAGAAATCGAGCAGACGCTCACGGTGGAACGCATGATATCTTATCGCCGCTACTGGAAAAAATACCCCCCAACACACGTCCTGGCCGCTGCCTTCATGGGCTATGAGACTCCAAAACAGGCGAGCTTCGAACAATTCGCTGGGGCATTAGGGCTGCAGGTGCCCAATGGCTAGCGAAACAAATCCTACCGTAAAATTCGGCGGCGATGCGTCCGGCGTGCAACAAGCGGCCAAAGAAAGCAGCGATGCCGTCCAAGGTTTTGCCGATTCCGTCCAAGGCTCCATCGATCAGATTAAAAGTTTTGCCCAAGCGATTGGCGCTATGTGGGCCGTCGACAAGATGGACGAGTTCACGCGAAGCGTAAGCGATCTCGGCGAACAGCTGGAGCGCACAGCCCATATGACGGGCCTTTCTGTCGACGCGATCCAGAATTTTCAATTTGCTGTGCAGGCAACTGGTGGCGACGCCGAGACAGCGCAGATGTCCATCCTGCGCATGGAGCGTAATATGGCGCTGGCGGCATCGCAAGGGGGGCAGCTTGCGGATGCCTTCACTCGCGCCGGGGTGAGCGCACGAACGCTGGCCAGCGGCAATGTTGATGAAGCCCTCAAGGAAATGGCAGATCAGTTCCACAACACGGCTGATGGTGCCAACAAGACCGAGGCTGCCATGCAGATTGCTGGCCGCGGCGGTGCCAACCTTATCCCGATCCTGGATCAGGGCCGTGCTGGCCTGGCTTCGCTGTCATCGGCACTGACTGCAACCGGATCAAGGCTATCGCCGGAACTGGCCGAGAAATTCGCGGAGACGCATCAGCAGATCACGATATTCGACGCAGCACAGCGGGGGGTTGCTGATGCTATATTCAGCCAGCTTGAGCCGGGTATAAACGCGCTGCTCGTTGGCCTTACACAACTCTCGGAAGCGTTCTCGCAGGACATAAAAGACGGGGGTGCCTTCGGCCAAATCTTGCAGTGGTTAGGCGACGGCATGGCAGCGCTCGTCATTGGCGTGCAGGGCGTCAAGACAGCATTCGAGGGTTTCCTTAACCTCGCCAGGACACTGTTTACCGAACTTGCCGAATCCGTCGCTCTTGTTGGCGATATGCTTGGCGATGTATTCACCCTGAAATTCGGCCAAATCAAGGGCGACTTCACCAAAGACATTCAAGAGATGAAGGACGTTTTCGACCAGAGCATGACGGAAATGGGCACGCTTGGCGATAAGTTCGGCAACAATTTTATGAAAATCATGGACGCTGCTACTGGCAGCCATGTTGGATTACCAAAGGCAGGCGGTAAGCAGGGGGCCACACCATTTGCTCCGCCGGCTCCGAAGGAAGAGAAGCCCAAGGATGATTTTTCCCAGCAGCGCCAACTGTTGGAAGAGAACTACAACGTCAAGAAAGAATATGACGACCTTAAGGTCGAAAGCGGGGAGATGTCGCATAAGCAGGAACTTGCCGACCTGATGGCTTATAACGAAGTTGTTGCTGCCATGACCGCGGAGCTTTTCGATAACGAAATGGCACAATACAACAAGGACTCAATCGAATATCAAAAGCTTCAGGACCAAAAAGTACTAGCCGACCAGAAGTTCAATATCGAGCACATGAAGTTGACGCAGGCCCAGGTAAAGGACGACATGAAAGTCTGGACCGAGATTTTCAATACCATAGAGAAAAACTTCGACAGCATGATAAAAGGCCTGATGCAGGGCACGCAGACATTCCAGCAGGCATTCCGAAACATGGCGCAGAATCTCGTGATTAGTTTTGTCGAGGCTGTCGCAAAGATGGGTATGGAGTGGATTAAAAAAGAGCTTATGCAGACCGCAGCAACTATAGCCGGAAATGCTGCGCGCACAGCTTCGGATACGGCGGCGACAGGCGCACAAAAGGCTTCCAGTGATGCCGCATCATCATCGCAGATTATGAAAGATGCCAAAGAAGCTGCAGCGAATGTTTACGCGTCCGTTTCCTCCATCCCCTATGTGGGATGGATTCTAGCCCCACCTGCCGCAGCGGCGGCTTTCGCGGCGGTTGCTGCATTTGATAGTTTTGATACTGGCACCGACTATGTGCCGCACGATCAGCTTGCCAATATCCACCAGGGCGAAATTATCGTTCCGCGCGCTCAATCGGATGCTATTCGCGCGGGCGACGCCACGCTGGGAAGTGGCGGCGGGGGGAATGTGCATTTTCACATCAACGCGATGGACTCAGACGGCGTTAAAAAGTCGCTCATGAGAAATCATGCGGCCATTGCGGCGGCAGTGTCTCAAGCCGCGCGCGGGGGAAATTCCACCCTTCGCACTGCTTTCGCAAAGATGTGAGGCTGGTATGACGCTTCCTGTGTTCCCAACATTGCTCGGTATCGGATGGGGTATAAGCAAGACGCCGATGTGGTCGACGCAAGTCATGACCGCACAAAGTGGGGTAGAATACCGCTCGTCAAACTGGTCATATCCGCGCTGGAAGTTTTCTCTTCCAGTCGAGTTTTTGCGCCAGTTCAGCCCCTATTCGGAATACTCAACCCTCGTCGGCTTTTGCAATCAGATGAACGGGCAGCAGGGTAATTTTCTTTATAACGACGCATCATCCCCGGACAATACCGTAACAAGCCAGCCGCTGGGTGTCGGAACCGGATCGCAGACGGCATTTCCTTTGGTAAGAACGCTGGGTGGTTTCACAGAACCAATCCTGGCAGTGAATGCGATTAGCCAAGTGACCGTGAATGGCACGCCGACCTCGGCTTACACGCTAAGTAGCTCCTTCGGCTATGCCAACGACACGATCAATTTCACTACAGCCCCTCTGCTGAATGCGGCGGTTGCCGCAACTTTCACCTTTTATTTCGTATGCCGATTTCTTTCGGATGAACCAGAGTTCCAGAACTTCATCCGGAATCGATGGAGCATGAAGGCTATAGAATTCGAAAGTTGCAAATGAGCTGGTATCAATGAAAAATGCCAGCCCAGCCTTGATCGCTTATCTCGGCTCAAACCGGGTCGTGGATTTTGCGGATTTGTGGACGTTTTCGCTCGTGAACGGAACCGTGCTTCGTTACACGGGTTGGGATAGGCATCTGACCATCAGCGGCAATACTTTTCTTTCGCACGATGTCATTCTCGTTGGCGGGAAGCTCAAGCAAACCCGTGGGCTTGATGCCGATGAAACTGATCTGACTTGCTATCCAAACCTCGGTGCAAAGCCGAGCATGATCGGCAGCATACCTTTCCTGCAGGCGCTGCGGGCAGGACTAATGGACAATGCAACCGTTCAACGGGAACGTCTCTTTATGCCGAGTTCCGGTGATACAAGCCTTGGCACCGTGCGTGTATTCCTAGGCCTAGTGACGGAAGTCGATGTTACGCGCAACACAGCTTCACTAAAATGCAAAGACCCAAAATACCTACTCAACATCTACATGCCGCGCCGTCAATACATGCCGAAGTGTGCCTGGACATTCGGCGACAGCAATTGCACCTTCAATAAAGCCAGTCTCACTGTCTCATCATCTGTTGGCGCTGGAAGTTCATCCACAAGCATTCTTTGCGATCTCGCGCAAGCGGCTGGCTATTTTAATTTCGGCAATGTGGCGATGACAAGTGGCATAAACACCGGCATCAGCCGCGCCGTCAAAAGCTACTCTCCTGGCATTGTATATCTGACCGGACCGTTTCCGCTGGCATTATCGGTAGGAGACACGTTCGACATCACGCCGGGCTGCAGTAAGAACCTGAATGCTCCTACGCAGCAATTCAACGCAAGCGCATCGGATGGCAATAGTGCCATGATCATTCAGAACAATGTCGGCAACAGCGCCGGGGATTTTAACGGAGCCGTCCTCACCTTCGACAGCGGCGTTCTTAATGGCCAGACGGCTACTATCAATCAATGGCAGCCTAATCTTGCCATCATGGCAACACCGTTCACGTCCAAACCAGCAGTCGGAGATAGTTTCACGATCTCGGGGCCTACAGGCTCAGTGGGCGGACAGGTCACAAGCCCGCTCAGCCCCACCGTAATTCCACTTGGCCTTTCGAACTCAGACGGGTTTTTCAACAATGCGACCCTGCAATTCACCAGTGGGACAAACGTGGGGCAAGTCCAGACTGTAAGCAGTTGGGCAAACGGTATAGCCACGATGGCGACTGGGTTCGCCTATGCGATCGGCGTGGGCGACGAATGCACGCTGACCACAGCCGGAACCGACACCACCGCGACCTGCACGGGTTATGATAACACGATCAACTTTGCGGGCGCTCCTTACATTCCTCTGCCAGAGACCGCGTACTAAGTTATTGATATATAATGACAAATACGTGCTGTACCAAACAGTATAATAATGTTATGAAGGAGAAATGTATTTCGCGATTTATGCGCTTATAGCCGATGGAAAGGCTTTTTACGTTGGCTCAACCAATAATCCGCATCGTCGCGCGCGCGATCATAAGAGACGATTTCGCCGGAAGCATTCGTTTAAGATATTGGAAGAAGGAACTGAAGGTCGTTTTTTGGTCGAACAGAAGTGGATGGAAAAGCTTAGAAAACAGGGGTGTCGACTCGTTAACCATCAGACCTTTCGAGAAGGCATAGCTTGTCATTCTGAGGCGACAAAGAAACTCATAAGGAATAGCGGGGCACGTAAGACGCAATTTAGACGGGGGGCAAAGATCGTAAATCGAGCCAAGTGGATCAAGTCAAAGAAAGCTCACTGGGCGCGTCTCTCTGCCGAGACAAAGTCTAGAATACTAAGAAATGTGAACCTCAAGGCATGGGCCAACCGGACACCAGAAGAGCGCAGTCGCATCGGTCAGAAAATAGCCGCAACGAGGGTAAGAAATCACACACCTGAAGAACTAAGTGCAATCGCTAAACGGAACGCCGCACAACTGATAAAAAGAAGGCCTAACATAGGGCAAGAGGCCCGTGCTAGAATGAAGAATTGGTGGAAAAGTCTTAGTCCAAGGGAGCGTGCGTCATATCTACGGCGTCGGACAGCAAAAATCATAGCGGCCAAACAAGCGAAGAGGCTCAACGCCAATCCGTGATTACGGAAGCCATGACATGGCTGCGCACGCCACATCACAACGGCGCTCGCTTGAAAAATGTAGGCGTTGACTGTGGCCAGTTTCCGCTGGCGGTCTATGAGGCTGTGGGTCTTATTCCGCCTACGGCTACGTCGCGTTATTCCCCACAATTTCATCTAAATCGGGGAGAGGAATGGTATCTGAGCTATTGCCAGTCTCTGGGGCGCGAGCTGGGCGACGGTGAAAAGCCACAGAATGGCGATTTTGCGATTTATAAAGTCGGTCGTGTCTTCTCGCATGGCGCGATCATCATCGACTGGCCCCACGTAATCCATTCCTATGTCGGGGTTGGCGTATCGCTCGATCTGGGTAACAAGGGATGGATGGCGCAGAACCGGGACGGCTCGCCGCGACCGGTGAAATTCTTCACTCTTTGGCCGCGGGAGGAATAGCTTGTCTTTCCTCTTCGGCGGTCGACCCAAAGCAAATCAGCCCCAAGCCGCTGCAGCAATCACAATCCAGCAAAGCAGCTACGGCACGCCGGTTTATCTGCTCTACGGCACCAATCGCATCTACGGTAACCTGATCTGGTATGGGGCCTTCACTTCGACCCTGGTCAGCGTCGGCGGCGGAGGGGGTAAGGGCGGCGTTGTAGGAGGCGGTGGCAAGGGCGGTGGCAGTAGCGAGTATAACTACTCGGCCAGCTTCGCCATCGGCCTCTGCGAAGGCCCTGTGGCGGCTATCGGGGCAGTCTACGTCACCAAGCAGATATCCAGCCTGGGCCTGCTGAACGGGGTTCTATTCGAGGGCACCCAAGGGCAGGCCCCATGGGGATATCTCACCACCAGTTTTCCGGATCAAGCCCTTGGCTATACCGAGCTGGCTTACGTAGGGTTTCCAAACTTCTCGCTCGGCACCTCCTCCGAAACCCCGCAATTCAGCTTCGAAACCTCGGGCCTGAAGGTCATCGGCAGTGGCAATCAGGATGCCTCGCCGGATCAAATCATTATCGATTTCCTTGAACGTTGCGGCGTTCCGGCGTCCTACGTCGATACGTTCTCAGATCTAGCCACCTATTGCACGGCAAACGGTTTTTTCATCTCGCCGCTGATTGATCAGCAACGGCAGGCTTCCGAGTGGCTCAAAGAGTGGATGGGCACGCTCAATAGCGAGTTTGTCTGGCTGCCCTCACAGGGCGTTCTGTCAGCCGTGCCATATGGCGATACGGCGGTTTCCGGAAACGGGGTCACCTACATCCCGAACCTCACCCCGCAATACCAGATCGGGGACGATGATCTCATTCATGACGGTGACAGCGATCCCATAACCTGCACGCGTACCGATGCGGCGGATGTCTATAATCAGGTGCCGATAGAGTTTGTTAATCGGGGGGACCAATACAACGTAGATACCTATCAGGCCTTCGATGACTCGCTGATCGATCTTTACGGTGTCCGGACGGCGCCAACGCTGCGTGCGCACCATGTGACCGATCAGATCCTGGCACAGACCTTGGCGCAGCTTTGGATGAACCGGCAGATTTTTGTGCGCTGTACCTACGAGTTCAAGCTGCCGTGGAATTACATCCTGCTGGACCCCATGGATATCATTGGCCTGACCGATGCAAATCTCGGGCTTAGCAACACGCCGGTCCGTATCGTCTCTATTGAGGAAGACGAAAAAGACGGCATGCTGACGTTCAAGGCAGAGGAAATTCCCGGTGCTGTTGGCACCGCCATTGTCAACCCGAACTTCGGTCCAACCCGTTATGTCCCGAATTATAACCTCGATCCCGGCATCGTAAATCCGCCAGTCTTTTTCGAAACGCCGCTTGCCCTGCTTCAGGCCGCAGCCGTCGAAGTCGATATCGCGATCAGTGGTCTCAATCCGTTATGGGGCGGCTGCAATGTTTGGGTGTCCACGGATGGAGTGACTTATCAATATCTTGCGCAGTTCCTCAGCAAGTCTCGCATGGGCGTCCTCACGGCGGACCTGTCAAGCTTCACGCCGCTGCCCAACAGTAACAACATCGATACCGCCAGCCTGCTTGAGATCGATATGGCGGAAAGCGATGGAGAGCTGAACAATGCGGCAACAGAAACTGATGCTACAGCGTTGAACACCGTCTGCTATGTCGACGGTGAGTTGATTGCATTCGGCAACGATGTTCTGACCGGGACGAACCAATATACGCTGTCCTATCTTAACCGCGGATGCTATGGGTCCACGATTGGCGCGCACGCGATCGGCTCGGCCTTCGCTCGACTTGATGCCGGTATTTTCCGCTACGATGCAAACCAGGCCTATATCAACACGACGATGTATTTCAAATTCTGCAGCTTCAATGTGTGGGGTGGCGGATTGCAGACGCTCGATGAAGTAGCGCCCTATACCTATAAGATCCTGGGACTGGCGCTTCTGACGCCTCTTGCCAACCCAGACATGCTGAGCGTGAGCTATAACCAGTTTCTTGGCCAACTGAACTGGACGGCCGTCGCCGATATCCGGACTCCCATCTACTACGAAGTCCGCAAGGGGTCGGATTTCATCTCGGCATCGGTCGTCGGCGTTACATCAGAGACCAGCTTCGATGTTTACGGCTCAGATACCTACTGGGTGACGGCGCTTTATTACACTCCGACCGGCGTGCCCGTCTATTCAAGCAGTCCGCCATCGATTGTCGTCACCACGCCGTCAGTGCCGCTGAACCTGATCGAAACATACGATGAAGCAGCCCATAATTTTCCGGGAACATGCTCTGGGGGTGCCACTTATCTATCCCTGAGCAACGTTGTTGAACTGGCTACGTCGGATATTCTTACAGATACCGATGTGATCGTCGATAGCGATGTGCTGGCGTCAAAGGGCGTTGTCTCCCCTGGAACTTACACATCAACCCAGACCTTTACCTCAAATTACGTCGCCAACTGCAAGGTTATGATTGACTACTCTCTCGCAGGCGAAAATGTGAACACGGGCGATATCATCACCACAGGCGATGTGATCACCGTGCAGGATATTTTGGATGGCGTTTCCCAGGCTCTGGTACGCGCACAACCGCAGATTAACCTTTCAACCAATGGCGGCTCGACCTATCAGGGCTGGCAGAATTGGGTGCCGGGCTTCTATACCTTCAACGCCATACAGTTTCGCATAATTCTCATTAGCCTCTCTTCTCAAGTCACGGCAGTCCTTTCCCAATTGAGCTATACGGTCGACGTTCCGCAGCTCACCCAGACGGGGAGCCTTTCGACCGCTGGCGGGGGCAGTTCGACCGTCACATTCACCAATAAATTCAATGCAGTTCCCATCGTAAATGCCCAGATTGTCAACGCTGTGGCCGGCGATCTTGTTGTAATGGGGACGCCGACCGAGACCGGGTTTACTATCGGCGTTGTGAATGGCGGTAGTAATGTGGTAAGAGTGGTCGCATGGACCGCGACGGCGTGGTGATCCAGACTTAGGCTTTACATGGTTAATCGTACCGCATTAAAGGCGGCTCTCATATCAGCAATTCTCGCCAGTGCGGGTGGTATTGCCTTTCTCAAAATTCATTCAAATCCGACACTTAACGAAATTCAGGCCGCCTGTGCCAAAGGCGAAGTATCGGGCGCGGTCTGCATACAAGACATCAACGGCGAAATCGATATTTCAAATCCGGGGGAACGCCGCCAATGAAGAAACTACTACTTGCTGCCTTGCTGTGCCTGCTGGCTATCCCGGCTAATGCTTCCCAGAACGCTTTGGCATCCGGCACCTTCCCGACAATCTCCCCCTATCCCGGCCTGACGCTGGTGCAGAACATCAATTCTGCCATGCAAGCGATTAACTCGTGCAATTCCGGTGCAAGCCCTCCCAGCTATCAGGTGGAAGGCACATGCTACGATGACTCCACCAACAACTTGATGGAGTTATACAGCGGCTCCGCATGGGTCAAATGGGGTTCTTATACCGGGAGCCAGTTCGTTCCTCTCAGCAATGGCGTTCCACTTGGCACTTGCCCCACCACAACAGGCTCAGCGAACGCCTATGTCCTTACCTATTCGCCAGCGCCAACGGCTTATGTCAGCGGTCAGCCCTATTGTTTTTTCACCAACTTCTCGAACACCGGCAGCGCCACGGTCAATGTCAACTCTCTGGGCGCTCTTACCCTCAAAAAGATCGGTGGCACCAATCTAGCCTCTGCCGATCTTGGCTCCGGCGTCGAAGTCGTCTGCATCTATGATGGAACCAACTGCGAAATCATCAGTCAGATCGCGAGTGCGGGCGGCGGCGGGAGTGTCACAAGCGTGTCTGCTGACGGAACTATCCTCAGCGGAACAATCACCACGTCTGGAAGCTTTACACGGGCCAACGCCGGGGCGTGGTCTATCCTCAATAACGGTACAAGCGGGTCCGCGACACCATCTTATACCTCGACGCCTTCGGCTCAGGCCTACTACCTCGGCACCACGCAGGCGACATCAGCTGGTAAAACAGGCCTTCATTC